CACAAAAACAGTCAACATCTAGTACAGTATCACAAAACCAAACACCACAATCGGGTATTGCTGCTGCTGTAGAAAAAGCCAAAAAGAGGAAATAATGGAAAAAAAAGCTTCATATTCGCCCACTCGGATTCGTAATCTAAAAGTGCTCAGGGATCAGGTATTGGTTTCAGACATGAACTTTGAAAAAAGAATCACCAGTTCGGGTATCATATTGCCCAGTGATGATGGCAAGGGCACAGGTATTCGACCAAGATGGGCCGAAGTATATGCCATTGGCCCGGATCAAAAATCAGTCAGAGTCGGTCAATGGATTTGTGTAGCTCACGGAAGATGGACTCGCGGATTAGAAATTGAAGACGATCATGGTGTTAAAACTATTAGAAAAATTGACCCCAACGATATTTTATTAGTATCCGATGACCCCATCATTGATGACACTGTCAGCGATGCTATACACATAGATCAAAAATCTCGTTAATTATCATGGGTTTTCGACAATCGTGGAATGTCAACGATATTTGTCAACAGATATCCAGGTTGGGCCGAGAGATACGTAGTCCCTATAATGACGGATTTAATGCTTGGGGATGTAAACAAGATCTTTATCAAATTCAACAACTAGTGAATCAATGTTTAAATGATTGTCCCAAATTTGGGGAACTTGAACAACAGTATCTCAAAAATTTAGAACAATCAAAAATTTGGCAAATATTGAAAAAAGATGATATTTAATAAAATCAAAGAACTAAAAAAACAAGGGTTAAAAATCGGAATAGTGTTTAGTGCATTCGATCTTTTGCATGCCGGGCATATAGCCATGTTGGCCGAATCTAAAAATCATTGTGATTACTTAATTGCTGGACTACAAACGGATCCCACTATAGATAGACCCAACACAAAAAATCAACCAGTTCAATCTATTGTTGAGAGACAAATACAACTTCAAGCTGTTCGATATGTGGATGAAATTGTGGTTTATCAAACCGAAAAAGATCTAGAAGATATACTATTAACATTGCCCATTGATGTTAGAATATTGGGGGTGGAATATATAGATAAAGAGTTTACAGGCAAGTCAATCTGTCAAGCCAGAGATATTGTTTGCATTTTCAACAAGCGTGATCATAGTTTTAGTTCCAGCAATCTACGTAAACGTGTTATTGAATCTGAATCTAAAAAGAGCTAATAGAGTCTAGACAATATACAAAATCAACTTTATAATATTAATTGTTATATTAAAAACACAAGGTATAAAATGAATCAACTTTGGACTGAATTGTATCGCCCGAAAACTCTTGACCAATATGTATTTCGTGATGAGGCACAGAAAAAAACAATCACTCAATGGGTCAAAAATAAATCCATCCCTCATTTGTTATTTTCCGGTGCACCCGGTGTGGGCAAAACTACATTGGCAAAAATGTTGATCAATGAACTGAATGTCAACGATTATGACGTATTAGAAATCAATGCCAGTCGAGAAAATAGTGTAGATACTATTCGTGATAAGATTGTGGGATTTGTGCAGACTATGCCATTTGGTGATTTTAAAGTGGTATTGCTCGACGAGGCTGATTTTATTAGTCCCAATGGTCAAGCTGCATTGCGCGGTGTCATGGAAATGTATCATGAAACTGCAAGATTTATTTTGACATGTAACTATGCCAACCGAATTATCCCAGCTATTCATAGTAGATGTCAAGGATTTCATATCGATCGAATCGATCTCACTGAGTTCACCGCCAGAATAGCCACTATTTTGGTCAATGAAAATATAGAATTCGAACTTGATACACTAGACAGTTTTGTCAAAGCCACTTACCCCGATCTACGAAAATGTATCAACAGTTGTCAGTTAAACAGTGGGTCAGGACATCTGACTGTGGCTGTTGACAACGAGTCAAACAGTCAAGATGTTATGTTGTCTGTGGTTGATTTGTTTAAAAAAGGGCAAGTCAAAATGGCCAGGGAAAAATTGTGTAAATCAATTCGCCCAGACGAAATCGAATCGATTTATCGTTGGATGTATGACAACATTGACATCTGGGCCACTGATGAATTTGATCAAGATCAGGCCATTATTAAAATCCGAGATGGTTTGGTCAATCACAGTTTAGTTGCCGACCCTGAAATCAATCTCAGTGCCACAATTTGTGAACTTGTAGCCATTGGACGATAATTATTATGCGATATTTTTGTTTAACTTATCTACGTCAATCCAATGGGCAGTATAACGAGTCCACTGCCATTGTTAAAACTTTAAAAAATCGTGATTATCAATCTTGTAATATTATTCTAGATTTCCGAGATCGACAAATCATTAAATGCCATGTTGATGGTAAAATAGTCGAAAAAAACTGGAACAATATCATTGAGTATTACAAAAAATTTTACCGAGATGTTTTTCAACAGTTAGAACAAATCAATCAAGCTACTGCCAGTGGTAATTAATCACTGGCAGTAGAAATAGATTATCAATTGTATATTTTCAGTATCTCTCCTATGATAGGATGTCTTTGAATATCTCGAGTGGAAAACTCGCAGACTGAGATACCTTTAACAGGATGATGTTTGAGTCTTTCGACTACATCCAGCAGTCCGTTGTTGGATTGTTTTTTATCGGTTTGCTCAACATCCCCAGTGACCACTATTTTGCTATTTTTGCCGATTCGACTCAATAACATTTTCATTTGATTAGGAGTAGAGTTTTGCATCTCGTCGGCAATGATCCAAGCATCTGAGAATGTTCTCCCCCTCATATAAGCCAATGGTGAAATTTCAATGATTTGATCTTCGATCATTGATATAATATCTTGAGGACGATAATATTCACGCAATACATCAAGTAACGGTCTAGTCCATGGTTCCATTTTTGACACCAAGTTTCCTGGCAAGAAACCATGTTGTTCATCATCAACTCCCACTGCAGGTCTAGTCATCACAATTCGCTGACAAGTATTGTTTTGTAGATTGCGAACTGCCATCTGCATGGCTAGATAAGTTTTTCCGGTGCCAGCTGGCCCAGTGGCAATCACAATGTCCTTGTGTTGATCATTGAGATTTAGATAAAAGTTTTCTTGATTTAATGTTTTGGGGATAATGTTAGGTGTTCGTCGTGTTTTTGAGTGGTTTTGAAATTGTATGGTATTTTCTGGCATTTCTATTTTACGTTGAGCTCGTGCTCCTCGATTTTTACTCAAGTTAAATCCTCCTGTTATGTTGATACTATCAACATAGTTATTTAGACTTTAAATTTTGAAGTTCTCTGCATACCTTAAACAAAAAAACCATTACTAAATAAATTTTCGGCCCAATAACTTTTGAGTTTTTTGAAATATTTCAGTCCGACATAAATAATGTTATGGATAAAGATTTATTTAAAGATCACGCCGACTATTGGTTAGTGGCCGACAATATCAAAGATATTTACATGTCCGAAGGTACATTACTGACCTTAATGGATTTTGAACGTGTATTAGATGAGCTGGATATTTATGCATTTAAAAATTGGATACATGGTGAATTAGTATCAGGGCCGAATATAAAAAAATATTCAGTATCATGCATTTTTATGTATCCGGACCAACTGATGCCCGACCCTCGAGGTGGTCGTCGACTGTTGCCATTTGACTGTCAAGTCAAATTTCGTCAAACCGAAATTAAAATTCCTATCAAAATTGAAAAACCCAGTGATTATCGTGCTGGTACACACAAAGCTAGATTGATCAAAAAACCAGTTTGGCTAGTAGAAATTACTATTCCTAAAAATCTTATATCTGATATTCGAACTGGTTCGATTGAACTAGAAGATCAAGATATTGATATGCAAGACATAGAAGATGCATACAGTGAAGATTTAGACAAAGACCAATACAAAAATAACTCTATAGAGAACAATCAAAATGCAACACAAATGGCCATCCCACCGCAGTGATATCCTCAAAGAGACTTTAGATTATAAAGATCTCGAAGAAATGCTAAAACCCACTATTCATGTGGATGAATTTTCTAGTAAAATGGGCGATGACGAAGATGTTGTTGTGATTAGTTTTTTTGTTCGAGACAAACAAGCAGCAAATGATCTAGTACAATGGTTTGAAAAAGGCTATGACTTTATATTAGATGCTGATCAAAGTCCTGGTGAAATCAAACCTAATAGATATTTGGTCTACGTAGAAATCCGCAGAAGAAATGCTGTGCCACAACAAATTGCTCAATTGCTTCAAGATTTAGAAACATTAACTGAATTCGATATCAATGACTGGTCGATGGTCTACAAAGACCGAACTTATCAATTTGACCAGGAAACTTTTAAAAAGCTAGTGCCACTGAGTCCTCGTGATTATCGTGAACGAGAAAATCTTGAACTCAATGAAGTTAGAATAGCCGCTGGATTGACAACCAAACCTATCTACGAAATTGACAAAGATCTACGCGATCTACAATCTGCAGCAGGTATATAATATGAATAAACTAGACGAATTTCAAAAAAATCTATTACGAGTCACTAACGAATATAAAAAATTCAAAGAACAAGATAATAGTACCGTTACAGGTGTAGTTGATGCATCGGGTCAACCAATTAAAGTCGGGACCCCCGAACCACAGCCTAAACAAACTACATGGACAGACACAGCAAAAAGCTGGGATAAATGGAGTCAAGAAAATCCCATGGCAAGAACTGTGATGGGATTCGTGCCAGGAGTGGCTCAGGTAGCAGGAGCAGCTGATGTGGCCAGCTCGGCAATACAAGGTGATATGCCAGGTGCGATACGTAATTTACCAGGTGCATTCACTGGGGCAACACAAAAACAATTGGATGCAGGTATAGCAGCCTACGATAGTTTGAAACAAGGAGATGTAGCTAGTGCAGCCAAGAATTCGTTGACCGTTTCTGCTGCAGGCGGGAGCCAACGTGCCGCTCAAGCAGCTAAAGCCATTGGTATTGGGCAAAATGTGGCTAATTTACCTCAGACTGCTAAATCAATTGGTTCAACAGTAAAAACTTTAGCTGGTAATAAAACACCGAATCAAGCTGGTACAACTTCGGGCAGTATACCTACTACAGAAAATACTATACGAAAATTTATCAATATTGTTTCTGAGTCTAAAAACAAAAATTGCCCAACTGCCACATATGATATAGATGTCAATTTAAAAAATCGGCAAAAAGCCATTGATGATTATCACTATGGTCCAGCTAATCCTGATCATCCAGAAAATTATTGGAAAGAGTTAGCTGATATTTGGAAAATCAAAGAATCAACTGCAAAAACAATGAAATGCGAAAATTGTGGTGCATTTGATGTCAGTGATGACATGCGTAAATGTATTGAGGACGGTATTCACGGTGAGGACAACAAAATTGCAGATGCTCGTGCTCCTATAGATCTAGCTGACCTTGGATATTGCACATTTTTGAAATTTAAATGTGCAGGATCTAGGAGTTGTTCGGCTTTCATTGTAGGTGGCCCGATCACAAAAGATTAATAAATAGCAGTATGAATAACGTAATTACTCTACCGCAACTACAACAACTGATTCCTGGCAATTCCTATACACAGTATTGGTGTGATGCATTAAATAAAATTTTACCCGAATACGAAATCAATACTGCTATTCGAGTTGCAGCATTTATTGCTCAATGTGCTCACGAAAGTGGTGGATTTAAATTCTTAACAGAAAATTTAAATTATCGTTGGGAAAGTCTACGTAAAGTATTCCCAAAATATTTCCCAACCGACGAGCTGGCACAACAATATGCTCGTCAGCCAGAAAAGATTGCCAATCGTGTCTATGCTAATCGCATGGGCAATGGTGATGAATCCAGTGGTGATGGATGGCGTTATCGTGGTCGTGGATTGATCCAATTAACCGGTCGTGACAACTATTTTTGGTTCAGTCAAAGCATCGACACTGACATAGAAGAAATACCCAAATATCTAGAAACATTCGAAGGAGCTATTCAAAGTGCTTGCTGGTTCTGGGAAACCAATAAACTGAATCAATGGGCTGACAGTGGTGACATTGAAACATTGAGTCGACGAATCAACGGTGGTACAATTGGCCTAGAAGATCGCAAAAAGCATTATCATCATGCATTGGAAGTATTAGGCGGACATGTAGTGACTCCGACTGTCAATACACAAGTTACATTACAACGAGGTAGTCAGGGTGCCGAAGTTCAAGCACTACAAAGAGCGTTAGGTATAACAGCCGACGGGGATTTTGGGCCAGGAACGGAAAGAGTATTAAAGGAATGGCAACAAAAAAACGGTCTCACGGCCGATGGTGTTGCTGGTCCAACTACTCTACAACAATTGTTGGGATGATTCCGATGTTGCCTCTACCAATTGGCACCATCATAAAAGCAGTAACAGCATTGATCATTGTAATACTATTTGCTGTGGGTTTCTGGTGGATCACTGGATTAAGAGCGGATCTCGCTACCAGTCAAGCCAACACAGAAAAATTGACTCAGGCAGTGAAACAACAGCAAGATGCTATGGAGCAGATAAAAAAAGATCAAGATCAAATTCGTGCAATGACAAAAGCAGTCAATGATCAGGTCACTAAACAAAACAATGATGTCAATGCATTACGTGATAGGTTCAATACCACTGCCAGTGGTCAACAACGTAATTGGGGCAAGACTGCTGCTGAGAAACCCGCAGCAGTAGAACGTGCCGTAAACCGTGGCACAGTCAATGCTCTACGTTGTTTAGAAATTGCCAGTGGAGCGCCATTAACGGAGGCTGAAAAAAATGCTACCAAGCCAGAAGAAATCAATAGAGAATGTCCGGCAATCGCCAATCCCAACTATCGCCCTGCTGGTAGCCGCTAGTATTGCCCTGTCAGGTTGCAGCTTTCTATTTAGAAAACCCGTTGAACCTGTGCAGGTAGTAACTAAACCTGCAGAAAAAACTCCATTGTCAATCGAAAACCCTCAACCATTGAGATTAAAATCGCTTGATTGGATTGTGATTACTCCGCAAAATTGGGAGGAGGTGTTTAGTCAGATGCAGTCCAAGGACCAAAGTTTGGTATTATTTGGGTTGACCAGTGACGGCTATCAAGCCCTGTCGGTGACCATTGCTGAATTACGAAATCTTATTAATACACAAAGAATTATAATTCAAAAATACAAAGACTACTACGAACCAACCAAAGTCGAATCCTCGGAGAAAAAATAATGGATCATAATCATGAAACTTGGGTTAATCGTAAATGGCGTCCAGCCATGGGATGGATGTATTTTTCTGTGTGTATTTGTGATTTTGTGATATTTCCTGTATTGTGGAGTATCCTCCAAGCAGTCAGTCATGGTCAAGTCACAAGCCAATGGAATCCCATCACTCTACAAGGTGCTGGATTATATCATGTGGCCATGGGTGGTATATTGGGTATAACTGCTTGGTGGCGTAGTAAAGAAAAGATTGCCGGAATGACCATACAGGATCACAGTCAACCAGCTCATAAACCCACTGCGGATAAATAATAGTCACAGGGAGAATTATAATGAAAAAAATTATCGGTGCCATTTTTGCAATGAGTTTGATTTTGCCAGTCTATGCTACTGATAAAAAACCTGAGACCAAACGTGTCTGTGTAGATGCCCGAGACAAGTCAGGCAATGTCATCAAAAACAAGGATGGTTCAGTGCGCAAAGACTGTCGTGAAATCAAGGTTCATAAGAAATTTGAAGGCACACCGATTCCTAAAAATTAATTTGTTCAGTGATCGTCAATAACTACATATATGAACGATTACTATAAAACACTGGGAGTTCCTCCCAGTGCCACTGCCGACGATATCAAACGTGCCTACCGAAAATTAGCCAGTCAACACCACCCAGACCATGGTGGTGACACTGACCGATTTCAAGAAATACAGGCTGCATACAATACACTCAGTGATCCAGAAAAAAAACATCTCTACGACAATCCAATTCATTCGAGAGGGTTTTTTGATCATGGATTTTCTCCGTTTGACATGTTTCATCAAACTTTCACGCAGAAACAGACTAGCAAAATTAATCTTTGGCTAGACATACGTGATATTTTAAATCCCACTAAAAAAATTATCACAGTAACAACCGCAACTGGATCTACACATAATATTCAAATTGACATCCCAATGGGTGTAGAAGATGGTAATATGGTGCGTTATGATCGTCTTGGGCCAAATCGAGAAGATCTAATTGTGATATTTAGAATCAAACCGGATCCAATTTGGTTCAAGTCAGGTCTGGATCTAATCACTAATTGTTCGGTATCAATTTGGACATTGATTGCAGGAGGTGAGTATGAAATCACCGATCCAACAGGCCGACGATTTTCAGTAGCAGTATTACCCAATACAAAACCTCAATCTATAATGCGTATTCGTGGCCGCGGGTTTTTAGACCGAAATAATCGTAGAGGTGATATATTAATGAAACTGCAGGTCAGTATACCCTCGGAGATTTCCCCAGAATTGTTGGAATTGATCAAAAAGGAATCTCAGTCAAATCAGCATTGACAATGTATTTTGACTAATATATAATTATAAAAAACTACAGGTAAAATATGAATTCATCACAAAATCACGAAATTGAATCCATCGTTGAACACAGTGTTAAATTGGCAAAAAACTTTCGTCACGAATATGTATTAACTGAGCACTTGCTATTGGCATTACTACAACACGAACCATTTAACAATATTCTAATAAAATTCGGTGTTGACGTTGACAGTTTCGAAAAAGAAGTTATTGATTATTTGTTGGCAATCTCTCCGTCACTGTCAACTAGTTCTGATTTCTCACCAAAAAAAACCAATGCATTGGAAAGAACATTTAATCGTGCATTAACTCAAGTTCTGTTTACCGGTCGTAGAACAGTGACCACTATTGACCTATATCTTTCATTGATGGGCGAAACCAATAGTCATACTCACTATTTTTTGCTGAAATATGGTATTAACAAACAAGAATTTGTGAATTTTTATCAAGAAAATTACCATAGTGACCATAGTATCAGCATTAAACAAGCTGACAGTATTCTAGAAGAATACTGTATTAATCTCAGTCGACTGGCAGAAGAAAAGAAACTTGAACCCATGATTGGTCGTCGAGATGAATTAGACGAAATGATCACAGTATTGGCTAGAAAATTTAAATCCAATATTCTGTTAGTTGGTGATCCAGGTGTAGGAAAAACCAGTATCATCGAAGGGTTAGCACAAGATATCATTGATCAACAAGTTCCTGAATTTCTCAAAGGTTATGAAGTTTGGAGTTTGGAAATTGGTAACATTTTGGCCGGTAGTAAATATAGGGGAGATTTTGAAGAAAAATTGAAATTGATTATCTCGGCATTGGAAATCAAAAAAAATTGTATCTTGTTCATTGATGAAGCTCATACCATGAAAGGTGCTGGGTCCGGCAGTGGTAGTAGTTTAGATTTTGCCAATATGATCAAACCAGCAATCACCAAAGGTCATTTCAAAGTAATTGCCAGTACCACATGGGAGGAATTCTACGAAAGTTTTGAAAAAGATCGTGCATTGATGCGTAGATTTCATAAGTTAGCCATTGACGAGCCTGATCTCACTACCACCGAACAAATTTTAATTGGAGTCAGTGTTCGTCTTGAACAGTTTCATAATGTTGTCATTGACAATAGTGCGATTTCGGCAGCACTGGAGTTAGGAAATAGATACATCACAGACAAGAAAAATCCTGACAAAAGCATTGATCTATTAGATTCGGCTTGTGCTCGACAACGAATTTTACCCAACCCGGCCCGGATCGATCGAACACTGATTCAACAACAGATCAGTAAAATCACAGGTATTGGCTTAGAGAATTTGCAAAATACCAGCAGTCAAAAAATTTCTAATTTAGAAAATTCCATTAGACAGTCACTATATGGTCAAGATTCTATTGTCAATCAAGTTTTGGAAAGAATTTATATCAGTTTCTCGGGATTGAGTAATACCAACAAACCCATTGCTAGTTATCTATTTTTAGGACCCACTGGCACAGGTAAAACCGAACTGGCCAAATTGTTGGCACATAATCTCGATATGACACTATTGAAATATGATATGAGTGAATTTCAAGAAAAACACACTGTCAGTTCACTGATTGGTGCACCACCGGGTTATGTAGGTTTTGAAGATGGTAATGTAGGCGGTGGCAAATTAATCAGTGATATTAATCGACATCCTCATGCTGTATTGTTGTTTGATGAAATTGAAAAGGCACATCCGGATGTCAGTAACATTTTATTGCAAATCTTAGACGAAGGCACTGTGACTGGCAACAATGGCAAAAAAGTCAATTTAAAAAATTGTATTGTCATCATGACCAGTAATTTAGGCAGTCAAGACAACGAGCAAAACAATATTGGATTTTCTGTTGATCTAGAAAAGACCGGTAGTGAAGATCGAGCAGTTCGAGACTTTTTTCGTCCTGAGCTAAGAAACAGAATTGATGTTATTTGTAAATTCAACAAGCTGGATCAGTCGGCTGTGAGAAAGATTGTAGAAAAATTTATCAACGAACTGCAAACAAGTCTCTTGTCCAAAAATATTCGAATCAATGTCACAGAATCTGCATTAAACTATTTGGCAGTAAATGGCTATGACAATCGAATGGGTGCTCGTCAGCTGTCGAGAAAAATCGACGAAATGATCAAGATTCCACTGGCAAGGAAAATTTTGTTTGAAAATCTCGAGAATACTCAATGTAACATTGATATCAAAAATCAACAAACTGTGATCTCTGCTAAACCCATTCGAATCAAGAAAAAAAGTTAACAATGACCACTTACAAAATTATTCAACAGAATAGAAATTCATATTTCTATGGAAAATATCTTTACTCGATTTGGTTGTTTTTACCAGGTGCAATCTATTTAAAATCGTTGAATCATGAACAAATAAACAAATTAATTGAATTCCGCAACAATCATCATTGGGCGATCGGAAAGTTACATCAAATTCAAATCGATAATCTACATCACTGTTGTGGTCATTTGACTGATATCAAAACAGATTTCAAGATTACAACTCATTATGACGGAATATATTTTTATACATCAAATTTGTCCGATATTGATCAACTGTTGACTCTTGATTTTTTCTCTAATCAATATCACATTGTGAGACAATCAATGGTTGTCTATGATAAAAATTTTGTTTATTTAAAAAATCCCAAATTTTTATATAGATCTTATTTGTCTAACCAACGTATTAACTATAATGGCTATCAAACTTTGACAAATTTTATTCAAGAAAATAAAGATTACATCAAAGTCAATGCCAGATTAGACTGGTTACTAAACTACGAAACTGATGTTACACAACATAAATATATACATTCAAGTGACTTTATTGACCATACCACCGATTCGGAGATTTTGATGATAAATCTAATTATACCAAATTTGGTCAGAAAGACATTCAAAATCAAAGCTAAATAATATTATGGCCAAAATACACGAACAAATTATCACAGTAAAAATCAGTAAACTGGTTAAATCAAACAGTGAGCCAGTGGAACTAGTTAGTTCAGAGCTAGTGGACGCCATTCAGGAGTTGACTGAGCAATTAGTTGGAATTGGGTGTGTAGTCGAAGTTGAGATTTTAGATCAATCATGACCACAGTGGTGCTGTTACCTCTCACAGTATACGGGGTGCCATCAGGTAATTATGATGGCAGCAGTATGGATTTCTATGGAGATGCACAGCCTGCAGCAAATTACTATCAAGGTCGAGGCAGTCTACAGACAATATTTTATAGATTCGATGGATTCACTGGTGGAATCAGTATAGAAGCAACTGTGGATCAAGACCCCAACTCTGCCACTTGGATCGAAGTTGACAGTTTTGGTGCTGATTTCAGCACTCAATGGTCAGGTGTATATTCATCTAATGTGACAGGAAATTTTACCTGGCTAAGAGCTCGAATTCAAGACTTTTCCGATGGCGACATAGATTCTATCACTGCGGTATATTGAAATTTTTCATGATAGATAAATAATTGATGCGCAAGATAGTTTTAATTTCCGGAGGATTTCACCCATTTCATGCAGGACATGCTGCATTATATCAAGCAGCAAAATCAGCATTTCCAGATGCTGAAGTCATTGTGGGTGCCACTGATGTTCAAGAAAAAAGACCTTTTCCTTTTGCAATCAAACAGGCTTTGGCTCAAATAGCCGGTGTCCCTAAGAAAAATTTTATTCAAGTGCAAAGACAATTCTCCGCAGCGGATCCAGCAATTGCACAAATTGTCAACGGTCAAGAAGATAATACTGCTTTAATATTTGTTCGCAGTGAGAAAGATCAAGGAAAACCACCTTTACCACCGGAACGCGATGCAGAAGGGCGATTACCATTGGTAACTCGTGGTCCACGTAAAGGACAGCCTGTCAGTGACTATTTGGCATATTATGACAGCAATAGCAATCATCTTGATCCCATGACTCGACACGCCTATATGGCCTATTTGCCTGTCAAAACATTTGGATCAGGTATGACATCGGCCACAGAGATTAGAAATCTTTGGCCTACACTTGATCAAACAGCAAAACAAAAATTAGTCAAAGAGATGTATCCACTGACCGCCAACAATGATAAACTAACACAACAAGCTATACAATTGATTGACATGGGCCTAGGTGTGAATACATTGACTGAAAGTTTGGTTTCGAATGTATTACCTTACTTAAAGTCTGCATTGACAGAATTTCGTGCAGGCGATCATGTTAAACTACAAAAACTACTCAATGAATGGAAATTGTTAAACACCAAAGTTTCCAATATAGAAAAACTTTTACACACACATAGTCGACTCGACTACATCAACGAAAAATAATACCCCGCCGACTGTAATTATTTAAATATAGAAATATCTTAGAGGACACAATGTCAGACAAAATTCAAATTCAGCTTGATCTTGAAAAAATTCGTAAAACTCGTGTGCATATCTGTATGCCATGTTATGGTGGCCAATTGACAGAAAGCACTTTCATGAGCTACATTAAATGGGCTAATACAGCTAGACAACTACAAATAGATTGGACATTGGAAACCATGACCAATGAAAGTTTAATTTGTCGAGCCAGAAATACATTGACTGCAAAATTTTTAATGACCGAGGCCAGCACACATCTCATGTTCATCGATGCTGACATCGGGTGGGAACCATGGCACTTATTGGCCTTGTTAAATCATGATGTTGATGTAGTCGGTGGATTATATCCTATGAAAACATTGCCGGTCAAATGGTGTGTCAACGGCTTGGCCAATAGTGATATGCAATCTCAATCGGGTCTAGTTGAAGTCAGCAAAACCGGCACTGGATTTATGTTGATAAAACGATCAGTGTTTGAAAAACTCAACGAACACTCCGAGGTGGTGCAGTTTAACAATGATGTGGGTTTAGATGCCGATATAAATCAACACCTGAGAACGTATTTTACCACAGTGGTCAGAGACAATCGCTATTATAGTGAGGACTGGACCTTTTGTGAAAACTGGAGAGACCTTGGCGGACAAGTATTCATTGATCGCCGAGTATTGCTGAAACATACAGGCAGTTATACATTTGACTATATGAATCAAGAAAAACTCTACAAAGATTTAAAACTGGTATACGATAATAATACTGCTACTATATCCGAACAAGAACAACAATCAGCGACACTGTCGCCCGATCCAGAAGTATTGGTCAGCTCATAAATTATTGTTGTTTATTGATATATCAAATAATCCCGCATCAATGCGGGATTATTCTGAATACTATGGATTTTACTAAATCAATAAATACACTATGAACCTCAAAGAACTTAATTCTCTACAACTGTCAGACTATGTTAAATTTCACGATCGTCTGAATCCTGTATTATGGGATGAAAATCAAAATTTGAATCCCAAAGTTCGAAATATATTATTGGATATAGCCAACGATTTTCGTGAATTTCTAGGGGTCAGTGACATTGGGCTCAAAGATATCACCGTCAGTGGTAGTAATGCCGGTTATAATTACAACGATCACAGTGATATAGATCTACATCTAGTAGTGGATCTTCCTGAGGCAGATCGTAGTCAAGTCTATAGAGAATTATTTGATGCAAAAAAATACCAATACAATGACCAGCACAATATCACTATAGGTGGATATGATGTTGAATTATATGTGCAAAATGCCAATCAACCTCATTACAGTCAAGGAATCTATAGTCTACTCAATAATCAATGGTTAATAGTTCCAAAAAAAATCAAAACCGACATCAATGATGACAGTGTGATCAGTAAATATCAAGATCTTGAAAACAGAATTAATTCAGCTGTCAATGACAACAGTCTTGAAAGACTTCAATCATTGATTGATAAAATTAAAAATATGCGGGTTTCGGGGTTGGCAGATCGAGGCGAATTCAGTGTAGAAAATTTAACTTTTAAACTATTAAGACATCATGGTCTTATTAAAAAACTCTATGATCGTAGAAATCAGTTACATGATCAAGAACTCAGTCTGACAGAACGAAAAAAACGTCGTAAAAAATCTCGAGTCAAGTATGGTTTCAGTGGGTATTGGTATCCGGGATTTAGTTGGGCTGACAGCGGAGAAGGTGGTGGTGGTGATGGTGGTGGTGAAAGTATCAACGAAAATATTGAATCTCAAATAAAATTGTTTGCCAATGAGATCATGGACGAGTTAAAAATTGTCAATCGTCCAAAGATAATTTTACATAGTGATCCCCGATGGACTGCCAAGACCGGTAGCTTTGGACAATATAGTCCGGACAACAATCATTTACAATTAAGTATTTCTAATAGACATATATTAGATATAATTAGAACATTGGCTCACGAGTTAGTGCACTGTGCACAACGTCATCGAGGAAAATTTCCCGACGATGCTGGACAGACTGGTAGTCCCTACGAAAACGAAGCCAATGCATTGGCTGGACAAATCATGCGAGGATTTGCCGAGCGTAGACCAGAATTATTTACAGATATCAAATTGTCAGAAGCATCTGGATATATCCCCACAGAAAAACAAAAAAATGATCCTAGATTTTCCACAGCATTGACCAAAGATATTCGCCCAGGAGAAACCGGACGTCAAGCCAATAAATTACATCTAAAAACTGATACACAAGGTAGACCTGCACTATTGTTGGCAAAAAAACTGCAAGAAGAGTGGTCAACCAAATATAAAAAATCTATCGATTGTGACCGCCCCAAAGGATTTAGCCAACGAGCACATTGTCAAGGCAAAAAGAAAAAACACAACGAAAGTCAACAAAAGAAACCCAATCTTAAAATTTATCTAGATATGGATGGTGTGTTGGCTGATTTTGCCGGTCGATATCGAACTTTATTTGGAGTCGATCCAGACATCAGTAGTCGTAACGATCCCAATATACCCAAAATTTTAGGTACTGACTTTTTTAGAAAATTAAACAAATTTTCTACCAGTGACCAAGTGGTCAATCTGGCATTAAAGTATGGTGGAAATCATTATGGGATTTGCTCCAGCCCGTTGCGAGGCGATATACAAAACAGCAGCAACAATAAAAAACAGTGGCTATTATCAAATTTATCTCCCTTGCCTAGCGATATAGTTTTTACTCGTAACAAAGAAAAATATGCAACCAGTGACGGAATACCCAATGTTTTAATAGATGACAAACCATCAAATATCGAAAAATGGAACAAGGCCGGCGGTTATGGAATTCTTTATAATGCCGAGTATGACACAATTGACCATTTAGAAAATAAGTTAAAACAAATTTCAAATAAATTCTCTAGTAATTCAACTCTGATCAACGAGGATGACCTATTAGAAATCCGTATGGATCCAACCAGTCTGGCTGCTGCAGTCAAGGATATCGATGCTCGTGTGGGCATAGAATTTGAAATGATTGTGCCCAATGTTGCAGGCGGCGTCGATTATCCCGAAATGGTCATGGACATGGACTATAATGAGGGCACTCGCAGCATCACCGACATTGTGAATTTTTTCGATGACCGTGACTATAATAGTCGTAATGCTGTCAGAAGTTTGGAGATACAGCTAAGAAGCGATTTCAGTGATTGGACCTCGGAAGCATTTGACGCACGGTGGGAATCGAACAAAGAAACTTTTGTCTATGACTATGTAACAGATCACATGGATGTAGAGGATATTGCTGAGTTATTGGGGTTAGATCCCGACAGGCTCGACGGGTTAACACGAACACAAGCCGAAGAAGCCGCCGATCTAATTATCAGAGAGGGTGGTGATAGATTAGACAATATTCGAGAGCAGGCTCTAGAAGATTTTCTGGAAGACCCAGATTTAGAAGAGGAATGGTTGGGCGAAGCTGGTCTAGTAAATATGAGTGATGTGCACGATGAATATTCCGATACTATCCATTGGCCTTACTGGACCACGGAAGAATCGGAATCTAGTACCAGCATTGATGCCATTGCAAATGACTTCAGTGAAGCCATTGGCCGACCAATTAATGCCAGTTCATCTTATCATAGTGCTCGGCGTGAGCCAGGCAAATATGTGGTAGAACCCGATGGCAGTTTAAGACCTCATGACAGCGACGACATGGGACTGGAGTTTGTCAGTCCACCGCTGACCTTTCCTGAAATGCTGGATGATTTAGAAAAAGTTCGTCAGTGGGCTAACCGAATCGGTGCCTACACTAATAACAGCACGGGTCTACATATGAATGTCAGTATTCCCGGGTATGACGATAAAAATTTAGATTTCGTAAAACTAGCATTGTTAGTCGGAGACCAATATGTGCTAGATCAGTTTGGTCGCAGTGCTAATACATATGCAACCAGCGCACTAAGTAAAATTCAAGCAAGAGCAAAAAATTTATCTCCGGATCAAGTCCAAGGTTTATTTGATCAAATGCGTTCAGGATTGAACAAATTCGCCAGCAGAAGTATACAGGGCAGTGATGTAGGCAAATATACCAGCATTCATCCTCAGGGAAAATATATAGAATTTCGTAGCCCTGGAGGGGACTGGTTAGATGAAGATCCCAAAAAATTAGTATCTACTTTGATGAGATTCATTGTGGCCTTAGATGCTGCCATGGATCCCGATAAGTACCGTAAAGAATACCTCAGCAAACTTCGTAAACTTTTGGCTCCAAAGTCTGAGGATGACCCCATTGACTATTTTGTTAAATACAGTTCAGGTGAATTACCCAAACAGGCACTAAAGAGTTTCTTGCGTCAAGCACAGTTGAAACGCAGCACTGCTAAAAAACCTTTACCTGGCTCGACTACTGGAAATACTTACGAAATCATTAACCTTCAAAGAAATCAAGTAATTGACACTTTCAATGCCAATAGTGATGAAGAGGCACTACAGTATTTTGACAGTATATTTTCGGGCCCTAATAGAAACCTGTATGATGTACGCAGAGCACAACCACAGACCACCCAAACACCTCAACGACCACAGTTGACTGCTCCTGAAACTCAACCCGATGCCAATTGGGCTGTGGTTCGCCAACATGATGGCAGACCTGTAAATTACTTTACCAGAAATACCCCAGCCGAAGCTGAAACTGAATTTGACCGCTTAACTATGGGAGATGCGTGGACTTACGAACTCGTACCTGTACAGCCCAGAAGCAGTTTCATACCTCCAAGATCTTTGGATATACTACAGAGTGGTAGCACTGGTAATTGGGGTATTTGGGTCAGGGCAAGTCAACGCTTTGCTCGTCAGCCTGGTGAATATCCAATAGGGCAAGAGATACCGTTGCGTAGATTTCCTACGCAACAGGCCGCCGAACAGTTCTTAGCACAGAGACGCGAACGACATCCTGACGTGGAAATAGATGCAGAAGTACGTGAAATTCCAGCAGAGCCAACTACTCAGTCCCAGCCTATTCCAGGTAGCACTCGGGATCTCCAACAGCAACGATCTCAGGGCGGATTTACTGGATCCTGGCGAATTACCATTGATGGTGAAGAAGTACATAGATTCGGCGGTGTGGGCAATGTTCAAGCAGATGCAGTGAGATTCGCCACACGTTGGCTATTGGATCAACAAAGACTGGGCAACTTAACCATTGGTAACTCGTCAGAAATTGATGTATTACCGATCATAGGATAAAAAATGAGAGCAAAAGAATTTATTATCGATTTAAGTAAACTTAATGAAAGTCTCAACCAACCCTATAACCTAATAGACTGGTATCAAGAAGACTTTGGTGAACCACTTAAGACCTGGGCTGCTCTGCCAGATGGCACAAATCTAGAAATTAATTTTAATAAGGAAAGTCCGCTTTATAATGATTGGGATGTGGATTTTTATCGTGGCGGCACTATTAAAAAAACCGGACAAGGGGATCAACAACGAATCTTTGCAACCGTTTTATCGGCCATACAGCAATTTATCAACAATCAACAGCCTAATGAAATTAGATTTTCCGCAATTAAGCATGAGGACGAAACAGGTAGCCGTCAAAAGTTATATACAGCTCTAGCAAAAAAATATGCTGCTGGCTTGGGGTATGCACTTAGCACAAAAGATGATGCTTATCATCAACACTACATTTTCAAAAAAATAAAAAAGGATGTAGCGGAAGGCATCGTCTGGTCAGAGTTAGACGAAGGCCTGAGCATGGAAGATAAGATGTCCATTTTTGAGGAATTTTATACAAAAGGTAGTTTAACTGAATCAGTTGACATTGACAAGAAAGAGTATTTTGTATCTCTATTTAACATGTCGTCGCAATTGACCAAAGGTAAAAAATATATTGTAGTTCCATTATCTCTAGTAGGTAACAAAATAATGCCGCTTGATGCACCATCAATTGCAGTATTTGTAGCAAAAAGCAATGATGGATTGACATTTAAAACCAAATTGGGCAAACGAACTTATCCATCTAAGACCATGAGAGATTTATCAATTTTCAATACGTTTACATTTTTATCAATCGGTGAATACGATAAATTTCGAACTGCACTGTCATTGAAATTTGATACTCATTTACCGAACATAGAAATAGAAGAAAATGCTCGGCAAAATGTGGCGGAAGGCAAGATAAAACTCTATACAGAACCTGACTATTTTGGTGCTGAGGTAGATGACACCGGGTTTGATAGATTACCAGTTATCAACATTCCGGTCAATAAACTTGTGGGGTTTGAACCAGACAGTAAAATGAGTCAACCTAAAAGCCGAGCTAATGTTAAAAAAATTGTTGCAGGTTTGAAAAAAGGCGATCGACTTCCTCCTATATTAGTTCGTAAATACAAAGATGGTTATCAAGTATTAGATGGGCATCACAGATTTTGGGCTTACAAATTATTAGACCTAAAATCTATTCCATCACGAATTGTGCCCGACAGAGATATAGAAGAAATTGGCAAACAAGGTGTGGTGGAAGACATCGACTATCAACGCCATTTAAAACTTATAAATGCCCATATGAAAAAAATGGGTTACCAACGGCTGGGGGGTGGTAGAGACGCTCAAGTTTACGCAAAACAACAAGGCAATATTATAAAAATATTAATCCCCCAAGATGAAAAAACTGTGCGTTCTGCAGAAATCCCTTTCTTAGAATTTTACAAATACTGTCAGGCCAATCAGAAAAACCCACATCTTCCAAAATTTGGTGAAATACAAGGACAGGATTACGCTGATTTCTATATTGACGGCGAAAGATTCGTTCAGATTGCCCAAGAACGATTGTTAGATATTCCAGCACCCAGCGAATATGATGATATGCTATTTGACATGATCAATTCCGTAGAAAATAATACACCATTGGAACAACGATATCCGGGCTATGAACTATTTTATAAAACACTAAAGTCGGTAGCCCAACGTGGCCGAGCACTGGGTTTTGAAAATGACTTTATAAAGTCCGACGATGATTTTAATATCATGCTACGCGGTAAAACATTGGTAATAACAGATCCATGGCTTAATGCCTCCTTCAATGAAAATGTGACAGAAAGCATGGGCGACGATGACAGCAAAAAACTTAAAGGGTTTCATCAAAGTTTAGGTAATGCTGTTCGTGGCCATGTATCACAGATGCAAGCCAATATGGCTATACTAAAGGCTCAACATCCAGATACATGGCTGTGGGAACCTGGAGATATAGTGTACAGTGCTAAAACTGGAAGAACATATGAAATAGTTGGACCTTGGCTTGATAATCGTGGCACTGCCAAGTATCTTTATCGCGGCAATGATGAAGAAAAAGGAACTTTTGTAGCTGATCGAGCACACCAAACTCTTAAAAAAATATCCGGAAAGCAAGATGTGGAGGAAAACTTTGCTGACGGTCGAAACCCAGGCCGCAAAGGACTGAGTCGTAGAGTAGGTATACCAAAAAAAGCCACATTGGGACAATTAGAAAAAATAGCTAAATCCAGTAATGGAGAACGACGACGAATGGCTCAGTGGCAACTAAATATGCGTCGAGGAAGGAACAAGAAAAAATGAGATCCAGTGAATTCACATTCGAAAACAGCAATATGGAAATTACTCCTGCCATTGAAGCTCTAATAGCTCAAGCACAAGACAATGGCAACAAGATGGCCGCCAGTCGAAGTTTGAAATATCAACTCTACATTCCTCGTAATTCACAATATGTCAAGGAAAGTGTCAAACCACGAGCAAGTATATGGACCAGTACAGCCATACCCACCGGCAAAGATTCGTATACCAGTCAATGGGCTGAATGGTGCCGAGAAAATATGGCTCAATGGTTGGCACCCAAAGGACAGTTATATCAGGTTAAACCCGGAGCACGAGTATTAAATATCGGTAGTGACCAAGCAGCAAGAAAAATAGCTCAGATTCTTGGGCACAAGTTACAGGGAGATAGTATTATAGATGATTATCCCTGGGCGAAATTAGGTCAGTTGGTAGATGGTATAAGATACCCTGCTAGATTGAGCGGCACTTGGGGCAGTAGTTTGAATAACATACTTATGAGCATGTGGGACGTAGAATCCACTGCTTGGTTTAATCGAGATCGTCTCCAACTCATAAGCGAAGTCAACATCAGAACTCAGGGGTCTTAAATGAAAGCCAGAGAATTCATCATTGAAGCACAACTCAATATTGATGTTCCCAACGAAGATTGGTTAAACAGCAAAATTGCTTATGCTAAAGAAAAAGGTCGCGATCGGTGGGGAGCACCTTACTTTGGTGCTACCACAGCCTCGGTTCGTGGCGATGTTCGTGTACCGGTTGATATACTGAAAAGTTTGCCTGGTATGCGTAATGAACAACGAAATGTTCGACAGGACGATTTGATTGCTATTATGCAGATAATGAAGGACACAGGTCGTTTACCTTTAACCAAATCCGGTGAGGAGTATGTGCCATTCATAATGGTGGCCCATAATGGAGAAGCTTGGGTCAACGAAGGCAATCATCGCATAATGGCTGCTGCTCGCTTGGGTTGGAACAGTTTGCCCATTGAGCTTAAATACTATGATGGTGGTGAACGAATAGAACGTGGACCACTGTATCCAGGCAAAATAGGACTACTATGAAAGCTGTAGAATTTATTGCAGAAAGTCTCAGCAGAGTAGCTTATCATTATACCAATATCTCTGCGGCTCGAAAAATTTTAATATCGGGGCAATTTGAACTCAGCAGTGGCATGGGCAGCGTGGAACAACAGTATATGCCGCGCGGCCAATATTACTTTCTTAGTACCACACGCACACGCACTGGTGGATATCATGACATTATCGGTAGTTCTGCGGTGATGTTTGTGTTAGATGGAAATTGGTTTAACAGACACTATAAATCTCAACCGGTTGATTATTGGCTTAATAGGTCTCCTCATCAACAGCATCATCGTGCTCATGAAGCTGAAGATCGTGTATTCAGTGCCGAGCCTACTATATCCATTGATGGAGTAACTGCGGTACACATTTATGTAAGCCCTGATGCAGACGATCAAATCAAAGCATGGGCTCGACAGTGTCTAATTGCTGCTAAACGTAGGGGAATTGACACATATTTCTATCGTGATAAAAACAGTTGGAGAATGTTAGATACTAGAAAAACTACCAGTGGTGCATTGCCCGGTCAGGACACTGCTCGGGGGTATGTTCCCAGTCGCCGCCGTGGATACATGACACCATGGATCGAACTAATAAAAGCCAAAGACAAAACACAATTAAGCAAAGATGCTGATCGTATAAGATACAATTTGATGTATACTTACGATAGATCGAATTCCGCACAGGGGTTGGCCAATGATTTGTCCAACGCTCGTAAACCCGACAGTGGGCCAGATCGTCGACACGCTACTACAATTATTCAATATATGCGAGAGCGTGGATTTACCAAAGTATCGGAGTTTGTTGATAGTTTAGCTGAAAAATGGAAATCCATAAAATAAATGGTCGAGAAAAACAAATCAAAAATTGTCAATGTTGTTGTTGCCATCGATGTTCATTGTAAAATTCTCGAGCAAAACCCTATCTATCGACTTTATGTCAATGAAGAATTGTTTACAGAAAGAACATGGTTATGGCATGATGCATATCTCAAAGAGATTATACCAATCTCAGCACCACCGGGGGATTATTTGATTAAATATCAAGTCATACCGGCAACTTCAGCAGTGATAAAATTAAAAAACATTGAAATTTTAGAAACAACTGGGTCGACTCAATTGATAAAAAATACATTAAGGATACGTGCATGAATAAAAATATACAAGAAAATTCTTCAGCAGCAACAACTAGTGCTGGTAATATTGCAGTGATTTCTGGTCCATTGAATTATCATAAACCCATCACAAGAACCGGTGAATCTGTTAAATCAGCTAAATATTCTAATACACCGAATTTAACTGTGTTCGGCCAAGGAGATAAAAGTGTTAACAGATGATCTCAAAGTTTTATTAGCCACTGAATATGCGTTTGTTATAAAGGCACAATTATTTCATTGGAATGTAGAAGGTCCAGACTTCAGTCAATTACATAAATTTTTTGGTAAAATTTATGAAGAAGTCTATGATGCAATAGATCCCACTGCTGAATATATCAGAATTTTGGGAGAATATACTCCGGGTAGTTTTGAAAGATTCAGTGAATTAAGTTTAATTTCTGGACAAACTAAAATTCCTCGAGCTAGATTAATGTTAGAAGAATTATTAAATGACTGCCAAACTTTAATAGATCTACTAAATCGATGTTTTTCATCGGCCGAAAGTGAAAACCAACAAGGTGTTGCTGATTTTGTGGCCGGAAGAATTGATGCCATGGGCAAACATCGATGGATGTTACAGAGTTTCCTCAAAGTAGAAAGAGCATAACATCATGGATATATCTAGAATATTACAAAGTTTTAACATGATCGAAGGACGCACCAGTCCAGTTAGTACCAAGTCTGGATTAACTTCCCAACAAAAAAGTGTTGATCAACTACCAGCATTATTTCGTCCAAAAAAGATTGCAGTGCTGACCAATAAAACAGATCCACAACATCCCACAGCTGGACATTTTGTTGGCGATGACATTGATGTAGCACAAACTCCATTGGAAGAAGCAATGCGTAGTGTCGAAGAAGATATGATCAGTAAAACTCGCAATGATCTTCGTCAATATCTAGATATGTTGGCCAACAAAACTCAAGAAAATAATGAACTATTGAAAAAAGCTCAAGCAGTGATAGAAAAAAATCTCGATTCAGATTCGGTTCCTGTAGAAGAAGATCCTACCGAAACCGAACCTAATCCTGATCCACCAGAATCATCATCTTCTATGCAGTCCGATTCGGGCAGTATACCAATCAAAACTATTACACTGGAAAATGGCAAAATTTTAGAAATACACGGAGATGAGAATCAAGGGTTTCGATTGGGCTTGGGAGATCGTTTTATTGATCGACAATTCAAAAACATTGATGATGCAGTAATGGCAGTTGATATATACCGATCTAGAAAAAATAAATCACAGCAATCCGGCGATTACATTGAAGAAAGATAACTTATTATGATTATCCAAGATTTGATCCATGAACGACAACAAACCGATAATGAATCTAAATTCAATGATCCTTTGTTGCAAAGAAAAATGGATTATGCTTTTGGGCACTATCCAGGTTATCAATCACGGTCGGAGGCATTTTTAAAATGGCTGATGCGTGGTATTGAACATAGCGAAACCAACGACCAGGATCACGAATCAAAAATACGCAATCTTGAAAAAACTATTCAACGTCTTCAAAAAAAGGTATCTCGATTAGAAAACACTGTAGGGACAGATAATGTGATGTCTGTCATGGAACAAATTTGGCAATAAACTGATAAATTGCCTGGTTGTTTTCTCTAGATAACTACACTATAATATAACTTTTACAAGGACAAATATATGTCAGACAAAATGTTTTCTGCTGAACAAAAAGCCAAACTTCAACGGTTGATCAATGAAGGTATGCAGGTCATGCAAGAAGTTGAAACACTGAATGCCGGACTCAGTGATACAATTAAAGCTATTGCGGAAGAATTGGAAATTAAACCTAATATTTTGAAAAAAGCTATTAGACTAGCACACAAAGCAGAATTTGGACGAGAGAAACACGATCACGAAGTATTGGAAACTATTCTTGAAACTGTAGGACGAACACTTTAAAAAGGTTATAATCAGTGTCATATATCGATGCATTACATGATCGAACCAAAGACCGAATCCACATTGTGGGTCGACGTGAAGGTGAACGTTATTATCAGGAATATCCAGCTGAGTATCGATTCTATTATGACGATCCTCGAGGCAAATATCGATCAATTTTTGATACACCAGTCAGTCGATTTCAAACAAAAAATTCCAAAGAGTTTCGTCGAGAATTACGTGTCCACTCTGGCAAAAAAATCTACGAATCTGATATCAATCCAGTATTGAGGTGTCTCGAAGAAAATTTTAAAAATCAAGACCCACCCAAACTACATACTGTGTTTTTTGACATCGAGGTAGATTTTGATCCTTTGAAAGGATATAGCCGGCCCGAAGATCCCTTTAACCCTATCACTGCAGTCAGTCTTTATCTTGATTGGTTAGACCAACTGATTACACTGGTGATTCCACCACGCACACTTGATTATGAACAGGCACAGACAATAGCACAGGAATACGAAAATTGCTTTGTGTGCGAAAACGAAAAAGAATTGCTTAATACTTTTTTGCAACTGATCGATGATGCTGATGTGTTGAGTGGCTGGAACAGCGAAGGCTTTGATATCCCCTATATGGTGATGAGAACTACTCGTGTTCTCAGTCGTGACGATACACGTAGATATTGTCTTTGGAATCAACTGCCCAAACAGAGAACCTTTGAAAGATTCGGTGCCGAGAATATTACATTTGATCTAATAGGTCGTGTGCATATGGACTATATGCAACTATACAGAAAATATACCTACGAAGAACGACATAGCTATAGTCTTGATGCCATTGGGGAATACGAAAATGTAGGCAGTAAAGTGGCCTATGAGGGCACACTAGATCAACTCTATAATAGAGAATTCAGCAAATTCATCCAATACAATAGAGAAGATGTGGCATTGATTGCTCGACTTGATAAAAAACTAAAATTCCTAGATCTAGCCAATACACTGGCACATGAAAATACTGTGCTATTGCCCACTACAATGGGCGCAGTAGCAGTCACTGAGCAAGCTATTATCAATGAAGCACACGATCGAGGAATGGTAGTTCCTAATAGGAAAGACAACCGAGACAACGAAGATCTACAAGCTGCTGGTGCTTATGTTGCCTATCCAAAAAAAGGTATACACGAATACGTCGGCAGTGTTGATATTAATAGTCTATACCCGTCCACTATTAGAGCATTAAATATGGGCCCGGAAACGATTGTGGGTCAGTTAAGACAAGATATGACCCAATCATATATCAAAGAACGAATCGATCGAGGACGTAGTTTTGCTGAAGCTTGGGAAGGATTATTCGCCTGTTTGGAATACTCAGCAGTATTGGAAAGACGTGTTGATCAAATTATAACCATAGACTGGGAGAACGGAGAACAAACACAGCATTCAGCCGCTGAAATTTACAACATAATTTTTCAGGGAAATAATCCCTGGATGTTGAGTGCCAATGGTACAATCTTTACCAGTCAACGAGAAGGTATTATTCCTGGACTACTGAAAAGATGGTATTCTGAAAGAAAAGATTTGCAGGCCAAACTCAAAGAATCGATCAAAGAAGAAAACAAAACCGACGAAGAATACTGGGATAAAAGGCAGTTGGTTAAAAAAATTAATCTTAACAGCCTGTACGGTGCAATTTTGAATCCTGGCTGTAGATTCTTTGACAAACGAATTGGGCAAAGCACTACTTTATGCGGCAGGGCAATCACACAACATATGACTCAAGAGATAAACTATATCATCGACAACGATCGAAATCACCTCGGGCGTAGCATTATATACAATGACACAGATTCTTGTTATTTTTCTGCATGGCCGGTCTTACAAGCTGATATCGAATCTGGTAAGATGGCATGGAACAAAGATATTGCAGTCGATGTCTATGACAATATTGCTGACCTTGTCAACGACAGTTTCTCAGGCTTTATGAGTCAAGCATTTAATTGCTCTACAGACCGAGGCTCAGTTATTAAATGCGGTCGAGAGATTGTGGCCGAACGAGGATTGTTTATTACTAAAAAACGGTATGCATTGTTATACTATGACAAAGAAGGCCGTCGTTACGATCAAGATCAGCAACCAGGAAAAATCAAAGCCATGGGTCTTGATCTTAAACGATCTGACACACCCAAGGTGGTTCAGGAATTTCTCAATGAAATTTTAAAAGCTGTGTTGACTGGTATTGATCGTTCTGTTATTGTTGATGAAATTAAAAATTTCAAAACAAAATTTGCTCAAAGGCCATCATGGGAAAAAGGCACACCCAAACGAGTCAACAATCTTACTAACTATGCGCAAAAGGAACAACAACTGGGTAGAGCCAATATGCCCGGACATGTTCGTGCTGCTATGAATTGGAATAATCTAAGACGTATGCATAGCGATAATTATAGTATGCAAATTGTCGATGGTATGAAGACCATCGTCTGTAAATTGCGACCCAATCCATTGGGATTGACCAGTGTTGGTTATCCCACCGACGAAACTCGATTGCCCGAATGGTTCAAAGAACTACCATTTGATGATTCGGAAATGGAAACTACCATTGTGGATCAAAAGATCGAAAATCTGTTAGGTGTGCTGAATTGGAATTTAAAAGATAGTACCAATACTACCAACACGTTTAATATGTTTTTTGAACTTGAAGAATAATTGTGGCATTGCTCAGTGATATCATAGCTGACAGACAATATCTGTCGAGTTTAAAGAACAATTTTTACAACAGATCACCAGTCAGTGCTGATCAGTTTCAAAAATTAACCACAATATCACAGAGTTTTAGCCATATTCATCAACAATACTGCCAACTCGATGAAACTTTTTTATGTGAAATTGACCACCAACTGGAGTTACTAAATCAACAACACTATCATTTACATCAACAGTATCTTGTTGACAGTGAAAATTTTTTCGGAAAAGTATTGATAGAAAGTTTTGATTACATTTTGAATACTCGACGTAAAATCCAAAATCATACTCAACAACGTATTAATCATAAAATTCAACTTCGTAGCAGTTGGATTTTTCCAGGTCTAGTTTTCAGACCAATGGCATTTAGTGATCTTAGACCATTGGTTGCGTGTGACCCTTTGTATCTAGTCGACAGCGATCGAGAGTTGATCGATTATTCTTTAAAACAATTTCCACCGGAATACCAACGACGTCTCAGGCCCTATGTAGTTGATTCTAGTGCTAAAAATTTTCTACATCCATTACCACAAGGAAATTTTGGACTAGTAGTTGCTTTAGATTTTTTCAATTATAAAGATTTTGCTACTATGAAAAAATATCTCAAAGAAATTTTTTTGTTACTGCGGCCTGGGGGTATCTGTTCGTTTAGTTTCAATGATTGTGACCATAGTTACGAAACTCGAATGACTGAACAACATGTATATTCTTATATACCTGGTTCTATGTTAAGACCGGAAATTGTCAATTTGGGCTACAATTTAATTTATCACAGTCGAGATCTTTCGGGAACTTCATGGTGGGAGATACAAAAACCTGGAGAAATTTCCACTATCAGAGGTGGACAAACTTTGGCAAAAGTCATTGCTAAATCTAAATAAATCATATAATATACTACTCAAGGAGAATGTAATGAGAGACCAACTTTTAGATCTTGTTCAACATACATACGATCTAGGATTTATTAATCTATTGAAAATCACAGGCACACAAGAGCAAACACGAATCTATTCCATGGCCGAGGACAAATCGGTGGTGCTGCATGGCGAATTTGCTGGACCAATTTCTGAATTCATCGGAACATTTGGCATGCCAAATCTTAATAAACTGAAGATTTTGTTGAATCTGCCAGAATATCGAGAAAATGCCAAACTCAGTGTGTCACAACGATCCACTGACCAACAACTAGATGGTATTAATTTTGAAAATAGTTTGGGAGATTTTCATAATAGTTATAGATTCATGTCATCGAAAATTGTAGATGAACAACTTAAAACCTATAACTTTAAACAACCACCATGGTGTATTGAATTTGAACCCAGTGTTAATTCTATTATGAGATTGAAAATGCAAGCACAGGCCAATGCTGAAGAAACTGTGTTTCGAACTGAAGTCAAAAATAATGATCTCAAATTCCACTTTGGTAATCATAGTAGCCATGCTGGTAATTTTGTTTTTCAACCAGACGTAGCAGGGACACTTAAAAATCCTTGGTCTTGGCCTGTTAATCAAATTATCGGTATCTTGGGTCTTGCCGGCGACAAGTTTATTCGCATCAGTGATGTTGGTGCTATGCAAATTACTGTCAACTCTGGTTTGGCCACTTATAACTATGCAATTTCGGCATTTACTAAATAAATCGAAATATCCTATTGAATACCCGCCTGAGTCATAAATAAACAACAGGGGTATTCAATATGGAAAAGCGATGTAAAATCTGTAATAATCCGGTAACTAAATTTATCAAAAGTCGGAATGAATATTGGGATTGGTGTAGCAATAAGTGTATGGGACGTGATCCTGCCATATTAGAGAAAAAACAAAAAACCAATATTGACAAGTTCGGTGGTCATCCCATGCACAATGATGCCATAAGGCAACAGCTAGTTGATACTTTTCAAACCAAATATGGTGTTGACAACCCTTCAAAAAGTCCGTTGGTCAAAGCAAAAATGAAATCAACTTTCATGTCTCGTTATGGTGTAGACAATCCCAGTAAAGATCCTGCTGTTGTTGAGAAGATTCAAAAAAGTGCAATCGAGAGATTTGAAGTAAAAAAAGATTCTATACTTGAGAAACGTAGAAAGACTAATTTAGAAAAATATGGTCGCGCAACCAACAAGCAAATACATATATCTCAAGAATCTTTACATCTAATGAAAGACCTTGAGTGGCTGAGGTATCAACATTTTGAACTTAAAAAATCTTGTGGACAAATTGCCAAAGAATTAGGAATATCTGCCACACCTATTTTAAACTTTTTTGCAGAAAACGATATATCAGCAATTAGACACTCAACATCATCAATAGAACAAGAAGTCATAGAATACTTACAATCTATCACTGATGCATCAATTGAACAAAGCAATAGAACAATTCTCAACAACAAAGAGATTGACATTTTTGTCCCAGACAAAAATCTTGCCATTGAAATCAATGGCATATATTGGCACTGTGAGGAAAAGGGAAAATCAAAAAAATATCATCTAGACAAAACAATTGAATGCGAAAAATCACATATACATTTGATACAAATCTACGATTCAGAATGGCTTGATCCAGTAAAACATGATATAGTAAAAAGCAAACTAAATCATTTGTTAGGGCGCAGTATCAAGATACCGGCAAGAAAATGTCAAGTCAAAGAAATAGATAATAAATTGTATCAAAGTTTTGTAGAAAGAAACCATTTGCAAGGTTTCATTGCCAGTGGTATAAAAATCGGGTTGTTTTATCAAGATCAGTTGGTTTCAGCTGCTGGTTTTGGCAAGTCTAGATTTAACAAACAATTTCAATTTGAACTATTGAGATATTGCTCAGAAAAATATCACACTGTGGTCGGTGGCTTATCCAAAATACTGGCTTACTTTGATCGATTGGTGGGTAACGTCGGTGTGATATCCTATGCCGACCGTAGATGGACCAACAGTATTAACGGCAATTTATATCAAAATTCAGGATTTGAATTAATAGGACAGTCTGATCCCAATTATAAATATTTTCACCTTAATAATCCTGGTCTGTTATTGTCGAGAAATCAATTTCAAAAACATTTACTGGCTGAAAAATTGTCAATTTTTGACCCAGATCTCAGCGAATATCAAAACATGTCATTGAATAGATATTATAGAATATGGGATTGTGGTAACTTGATTTATTCACGGAAATAATTAATGCAACATAACTTTACACAAAGACAATTGAATCAAAATGGTCTCAGCAAATGGGCTATTTTCTTGCCCGCTATTAGCGGATTTTATGCAACTTTCATTGGTCGGCAGCGAGTAGAAAACTATGTAGATCCTGCTCGTATGCCCGCGGGACTTCATGATATGGAACAACTAAATTGGCTTAATAATCAAAAATCTATGTTCCCCTACAAATGGAGTTTGTATAGTGCTGGGCATGCTAATTTGGACTTGACCAAATCCGACCCCAGCGAGGATATGGTCCGCAATAGAGAATCCGGGTCTTTTATGTTAGGTGATAGTGGTGGCTTTCAAATAGCCAAAGGACGATGGCCAGGTGAATGGCGTGCACCTAATAGTAACGAAGTTGCAGCACATATTGCCAATCTTGCAGCACTAGGAACTCAAACACAGATCAACAAAAAAGGTCGTACCAAAACAATAGATCCAGTGGCAGAATATCAAAAGTCTCTCAAAGACACAGAACAACGTCGTCGATCGGTGCTGACATGGCTTGATACCATTGCTGATTATAGTATGACATTAGATATTCCTACCTGGGTAATACATGACAAAGCAGCAGGTCAAGCCTGTGGTATCACCACACTCAAAGAAGCCATTGATGCCACACGATATAACAATGAATATTTTATCAACAATCGTCGTGGTATCGAAAACGGTGGCACACGAATTCTAAATGTATTACAGGGAGATAATCACGATAGTGCCGAGGATTGGTATCAAACTATGAAAGGTTATTGTGATCCTCAACAATATCCAGGACGACATTTTGATGGTTGGGCCATGGGTGGCCAAAACATGTGTGATGTTCATTTGGTATTGAAAAGACTTGTGAATATCATCTATGATGGCTTATTGGTACCCGGAGTTCATGACTGGATGCACTTTTTAGGAACCAGTAAACTGGAATGGGCTTGTCTATTAACTGATATACAAAATTCAGTAAGAAAATATCACAATCCTCGATTCTCTATCAGTTTTGATTGCGCCAGCCCATTTTTGGCCACAGCAAATGGACAGTTATATACTCACAACAAATGTCAACATAGATCCAAGTGGGTTTATCGTATGGAACCCACTGCCGATGATAAAAAGTATAAAACCGACCAAAGAGCATTTCGTGATGTGGTGTTACAAGATGGTATACATGATACATTTGATGACAGCCCAGTTTCGAAATTATTGAAAATTTCTGACATCTGTGTGTATGGGCCCACAGATAAAAATAAATTAGGCAACATTGGTAACACCAGTTGGGATAGTTTTAGCTATGCATTATTGATGTCTCATAATGTTTGGCATCATATCAATGCAGTTCAAACTGCCAATCAACAGTATGAAAATGGACTAATGCCACTGATGTTGTCTGGTAAAACTGACGAGCAGTTTGATTTTCGATCTATTGTGGATGATGTGTTTAGCCAAAAAACTAGACAAAAAAGTCTCGAACGTATATCATACTATGAATCTTGTTTTGATCTAATTATCGGCACAAGAGGATTTACTGGCAAACGACTGATGAGACCGAATCAATCTGTGTTTAATTCATTGTTTGAAGCAGAAAATCCTGATGAGCTGGAATCACCAGAGCAAGAACAAACACAATTTGATGAAACTTTATTAGAGGTATTAGAAAATCAATGAATAGACCCAATCACCAAGACAGAGACTTTTTTATTGGTCAAGAGGTCGAACACACTCCTGCTTACGGTAGAACTACATTGTTCGTAATCGGGGTTCAACCAGTTGAAAAAATTCTTGAAATTGTTCAACAGTCAAAACAGGACAGTGATTGTCAAAAACATATCACACATATTTACTTCGGTGCTGATCGCAGTTTCCCGATTACAATAACTACCAACGACTACAAAAATTGGAGTCAATGGGAAAATATGATCGAAATTTGTTTAGCACATGGATTTTGGTGTAGTTTAGATATCAATATCAGCCAAGTCGAAGGGCTACTTGAAAGTGGTTTGTGTGAAAACAATCAATTTATTCCCATGATCAGTGCACCAATACCGTATCTAAGTCAACTGGGGTATAATGCAGTATTAAAAATCGACGATCGAGATTTTAATTGCAGTAACCCCGGAGTATGGTGTCATTATGTCAATCAACTTACGGATCGATCAGTATTTACTGATTGGTCTAAATACAACCAAGATCAACCATTATGAAAAAGTTATGGCGTAAAATATTTCCAAAAAAGCAAGAATTGCTCGGCAATTTGACAACCCCGGTGGACAATGATTATATATCATTGACCGATCGACCTATTCGATTTAATGTATACCGTGCCAATGGTGGCACAGTAATTCAAGTTATTGCTCCCGAACAAGTCAATAAAATAGATCGACATAATTATAATTTGTATGTCATTGCCAACAGCGATGATATTTCTGATACTATTACAAAAATTATCACTTTGGAGTCATTAAAATCATGATCACACATTCTGAACGAATCAAAATCGATCATACCATTGCTGTTGCACAACGAAAAATCTGGGTGACCTTTCAAAAAGAAGGTATTCATTGTTACCCGGCTGCTGCCACAGATCCATTACTAGCCACAGGAGACCAGTATGACGTCAGTTTTTTGGCGAGCCCTCATAGGCATATTTTTCACTTTCGTGTTTGGATTGATGTCTTTACAGACGACCGAGACATTGAATTCATACAATTTAAAAGATGGCTTGAAGGGTTGTATTCTGGCCCACAAGGTGTTTTGCAACTAGATTACAAAAGTTGCGAAATGATAGCCGACGATCTTTATTTACAAATTTCGGCTCGATATCCTCAACGAGATGTCTGGATCGAAGTGTCCGAGGACGGCGAGAACGGTTGTTTTATTCAATATCCACAATCAAGGTAATATATTATGTCAAAAATTAAAATTCAACATAACCCACAAGTATCTGAAGTGTTTGATCTGCTAGAAAAATATCTCAATTTCTGTCGTGAGTATGGATATCGTTATAGTGAAAATGATATCAATAACTTTCGCAGCTATGCCTGGCAACAATATAGTAAATATGCAGCCGGCAAAAATTTTAAAAATCAATGGGCCGAAGATCTAAAAAAACTCGAAGGACTGGCATGAGAAAATTGATCTATATGGGACTCGAACCATACCAAGAAAGATACACTCTACAGCTGACAGAATGGAATCGTCGTGTGTTTGACCGTAGAGGATTAAACGTAGTATATGTGCCTGGGTCCACTTTAGATAACACTCGAGCTATTTCTGTAGGACAAGTGTTAGATGCTCATGGTCGCAGTTATTTTAGCATGAGCCAAATGATGAATCTTGTTCAAATGATGCGTAACGGAGAGATCGACTGCAATGATGTCATATTTTTTGAAGACATGTTTCAACCCGGTATCGAGAGCTTACCTTATATTCTCAATCAAATTAATGCTGATCAGCGTCCTCGCATTTTTGTCCGCTGTCTTGCTCAATCCATTGATCCGGACGATTTCGTTCATGTGTGGGGTATGTCGAAATGGATGGGCCTTTATGAAAAAATGGTCAACGAATTCGTAGATGGAGTATTGGCCACCAATGAAGAAATGGTAGCGCATATGCGCATTGCCGGATGGTCTGCTCCTATCTATAATGTCAGCGGTCTTGCATTTGGCAAAGAAGAAGTAAAAGAACGAGTAAAAGACATTAGACCATTTGAGCAGCGTGCTATGCGTGTGGGATTTGCAGCACGATGGGATCAGGAAAAACAACCCGACTTTTATATGGACTTGATTAAAGAATGGCACCGACGTTATCCCAATATGCCTGTGGAATTCTGTGTGCTGTCTGGTGCCTCTGAACTGCGTAGTAACAATCTCGATCATGTCACACAAGCTCGTGAGTTAGAACAACAAGGTCTACTTAAGATCTATACCAATCTCACGAAAAATGACTACTATGCCTTATTAAACAATACACGAGTCCTCTTTAATTGCGCTCTGCAAGATTGGGTTTCCAATACAGTCAGTGAAGCTGATGCACTAGGCTGCAATGTCTTATATCCTGCATATCGAAGTTTTCCGGAAACATTTGCTAACGACCATGAAAGAATGTATATTCCTTGGTCATTGACAGATGCCTTAAACAAACTGGAAAAATTACTAGAATCACCACATGCAAATCAAGGTAAGATCAGCGACTGGACTGATAAAACCATTGACAGAATTGTTGATATTATGCAAGGTCAGGCAGATCATTGGCGTCGTGATAGTGTCGATTATCGCAAATATACTAGTCAAGAAAAATATTAATAAATATCATTGTTGAGGTATGATAGATCTCAACATTTTCGTTATCAAGCAATCTCAGAATTTGAGTAAGGAGAACAAATATGAGTTTCGATAAAACCAAATGTGATCCCGTCCTGGGTCACAAAATCCGTCAACATCTAATTAAAATGGGAGTAGAAACACCCATTATCGACACAGCTCTATCTGTGGAGAATAAAAAGAAAATTGATATCTTAGAGCAAGCATTTACTACAATCTGGAAAACTGTGGGCATGGATCTCAATGATGACAGTTTGGCAGAAACACCAAACCGCATGGCCAAAATGTATATCAATGAAATTTATTTTGGACTCAAAGAAGAAAATTTCCCCAAGTGCACCACAGTGGATAATAAAATGCGCTACGACGAAATGGTAGTAGAACGTAATGTCAATGTGCAAAGTAACTGTGAACATCACGGAGTTGTCATTGATGGGCTAGCCACCGTGGCCTATATTCCCAATGGCAAAGTGTTAGGGTTGAGTAAAATTAATCGAGTGGTTGAATATTTCAGCAAACGTCCTCAAATTCAAGAACGGTTGACTGAACAGATCTATCACGCACTACAATACATTCTAGAAACAGATAATATTGCAGTGGTAATTGATGCACAACATTATTGTGTAAAAAGTAGAGGCATTCAAGATACTGGTAGTTCCACAGTGACCAGTAAACTTGGAGGGGTGTTCAAAACTGACAATTCTGTCAGATTGGAATTTATGAACATTGTCAATAACTGTCATCGATAAAGGAGAATAATTATATGCTAATGAACTCGATCGAAACTGCATCAATTTATCGCAGTGCTAGTGAAATCAATTCTGCCATGTTACGTGTATACAATCACATGATGTTGGCAGTTTTGACCAGTATGATTGTGGGATTATTGATCAGCACCAGTCCAGCGTTGATGAGCTTTTTGTTTACTGGATGGGTCAAATGGATTGTGATTTTTGCCCCATTGGCAGCAATTTTTGGCATCACTATGGCATTAAATGCCAACCCGCCTCGTGAAATTGCACTATTGATGCTGCATGGATTTGCTGCATTGATGGGTATTAGCACTGCTACTATTTTTATGGTCTATACCACAGGTAGTATTATCAGTGCCTTTATGGCGGCTGCTATTTTATTTGGCACAATGAGCTTTTATGGATATTTTACCAAAAAAAGTCTCGAAAGTATGGGCCAGTTTATGTTTGTGGGCTTGATTGCAGTTGTCATTGCCAGTATCATCAATGTTTTCATCGGTAGTAGTGTTATGTCTATGGTGATCTCGGCCATTGCTGTGGTAGTCTTTTTGGGACTAACTGCTTGGGATACACAACGTATTCGAGAATCGGTTAGTCTAGCAGGAAATGGCAATGTTGAGATTATAGGAGCATTGACATTGTATCTTAATTTCATTAATATATTCTTATCACTACTAAACTTATTTGGTAATCGTGAGGAATAACTAAGTTATGGCAACTTACCTATCAACAAAAACCTATGGCAATGATCGAGGACTGAGTTGCTGTTTTAGACAGTGGCGATCGACTCATAGCCATTGTTCGCTTCTACATGGCTATAGCATAGGAATCAGATTGGTATTCGAAAGCTCAACATTAGATGATCGTAATTGGGTCATGGATTTCGGCGGGCTTAAGGCCTTTAAGGAATGGAGCGAATGGCAATTTGATCATACCCTGATCATTGCACAGGATGATCCACATCTCAAAATGTTCAAGCAAATGGCTCAATTGGGTCTACAGGATCAAGGTGGGGTATGCGATCTACGGATTGTAGAAGCTGTGGGCTGTGAAAAATTTGCTGAGTTGGCATATCGAACAATGAACGAAATACTCCAAGCATATCAAGAAGGGCGAGGGTGGACACATCCAGATGGTCGATTATTCGAAGCACGTTATCCTGTGGGCGCTAATGTTCGTTTGCGTTCGGTAGAAGTTTTTGAGCACACAGGCAATAGTGCTATATACGAGTCATCTTTGTAATAATTTTAAATACACATTCTAGAAAAGGAAAAAAATGACAACTTCATTACATGATAAATTTTTAAATCATCCATCAATGACATTAGATCACAAAACGTTCTATTGGATTTTGGGATTAGCTGCTACCCTGATCATGACCATGACAGTGGCAGATTTTGCTGCGGCGAAGTTTTTAGATTTTGGTTGGGTAGTAACACCAGCCGGGGCACTATTATTTGCTGTGGTATTTGTGGTTCGCGATATGTTGCACAAACTGGCCGGTGCTGAGATTGTTCGACAAACAATCCTGATTGGTGTAGTATTGAATTTAGCTATTGCAGCATTTATGTATGCAATGACTTTTTTGCCTGCCCCGAGTTTTCGACCCAGTGTGAATTTTGATGCAGTTTTTCGAATGAGTCTGGGAATCGTATTAGGTTCAGAGATAGCAACTATTATTAGTCAATGGGTTAATACTTATATCTATCAATGGTTATGGGATCGTGACTACAGCAGTTGGGCTAGAACATTCTTTAGTAACTTACTGAGCTTGCCAGTTGATGCTGTATTTTTTACAATTTTGGCATTTATTGTTTTCCCGATGATTCTCGGTGGTTCGGTCATGGCATTTGACACTGCAATTGCAAGAATCGTGTCCGGGTCAACATTGTTTAAATTGGTTATTATTTTACTGCTGACTCCATTGGTAAGTCTAGCACCCACACGCGAAGAAGCTAGAGACATGAAATGATAAAATTGTTCAGGCAACCCTGGACATTTTGGTTTGAGTGGGGTATTACTGCATTACTGATTATTGGTGCTGTATTGACCTCACTCAACATATATCCATTAAACATTTGGTTTCTTTTTTTAAGTAATTTAGGTTGGGCAATACAAGCTATAATGTGGAAAAAATATAGTTTGTTGACTGTTCAAACAGTAATTACAATAATATATTTGCCACCTTTGATAAAGTCTTTTTTATGAATCAACAAAAATACAAAATCAGTATACTGTTACCCACTCGTGGACGAATACAATCTTTGGAAAAATCTTTGGTTTCTTTGTTGTCACGAGCACATGATCCCACACAAATCGAAATACTATTGGCATTAGATCGAGATGACAAAGAAGTAATTAATTTTGCCACCACCGATCTTAAAAAATTGTTAGAGACGCAATATCGATGTGGGTATACTGCAATGGCATTTAATCCCATTGGTTATATTCGACTCAATGAATATCTCAATGCATTGGCCCGGATCAGTCAAGGTGATTGGTTGTTTTTTTACAATGACGATGCAGTGATGGACACACAGGATTGGGATTTAGAAATTAAAAAATATACAGGGCAGTTTCGAGTTTTAAGAGCCGAAACTACTAATCAACATCCCTATGCTATCTTTCCTATTATTCCCCGTGAGTGGACACAGGTCACTGGGTATATCAGCCCACATCAGATCAATGATGCATGGGTCAGTCATATTGCATATCTACTAGACATCATGGTCGATATACCAGTATTTGTTCATCATGAAAGATTTGATCTAACTGGTCTCAACAACGACGAAACATACAAAAATCGTCCCATGTTAGAAGGTAATCACAACGACCCCCGTGACTTTAATCACAGTAATTGGAGAGAGATTCGTTTACGCGATGCCAACAAAATTTGCAATTATATCGAAAAAACCGAAAATCGAATTTGTGATTGGTTCCGAGATGGTTGTGCTGGCAAGATTGATATTTGGGCAAAAATGTATGCTGCAGATACTAAAAATCGACTGACTAGGATCGATGTTAATCAATGAAAAATTTAGAACAAAAAATCGTCGAATACTGGGATAATCAACCTTGTAATGTATTGCATAGTCGGGCCGATCCTGACACTGCACAATATTGGAACGAAATAACTCATCGTAGATATTTTGTAGAACCACATATCCATGAATTGGCAAATTTTCATCTTTGGCAAGGGCGCAGAGTTTTGGAAATTGGATGCGGTATTGGCACTGATGCCGAGCAATTCGTTCGCCACGGCGCTGAATATGTGGGCATAGACATCAGTCAAAACAGTGTAGATCTTTGTCGAAAACGGTTTTCAATTCAGCAATTAGAAGCACAATTTTTTTGTCTAGATTCCACCGATTGGTCACAATTGAAACATTTGGGTCAATTTGATTTGGTTTATAGTATGGGAGTGATACATCATAGTCCACAACCACGACAGATAGTTCAAAATGCCCACAACTTACTCAAGGACCAAGGAGAATTTAGATTTTTAGTTTATGCTGAACATAGTTGGAAATCTGCCATGATTCAAGCCGGTCTTGATCAATATGAGGCTCAAGCCGGTTGCCCCTACGCAGAAACATATGATGTAGACAAAATACATTGGTTAATTACCGGGCTGTTTGATATAAATGATATTAGACAAAATCATTGTTTCATGTATAATGTAGAAGAATATCGTCGTGGTAACTATGTCTTAGAACCTTGGTTTTCTGCCATGCCCGAGGCCATGAGATTGGCGATAAAACAATATTTAGGATGGCATCTATGTGTGAAGGCAATTAAAAAATGATAGACAATACCGATGAAATACTTGCTATATTGCAAGAAGAATGTGCTGAGGTAATCCAAGCAGTTAGTAAAGTAAATAGATTTGGGTTTTTAGGAATGAACCCAAAAGATCACAGAAATAATCGTCAACATCTTGAAGAAGAAATTGGTGATTTAATCTGTATGATAGAACTGCTGGTAGAAAATAATCTCATAAATCAAGCAAACATAGATTCTGCTGCTGTAAACAAAAGAACAAAACTGCGTAAATGGTCAACTATTTTCATAGGCGACAATGGGCAGGCAATCAATAAGGATCAACATGTCTAAAATTAAAATATCGGAACTATTTTACTCTATTCAGGGCGAAGGCCGATATATGGGAGTGCCCAGTGTCTTTCTAAGAACTTTTGGTTGTAATTTTCGTTGTCAAGGCTTTGGCAGGGACAAAAACTCCATCCCAGATCAAGAAACACATAATCCTGAAGTAGTCTCTATTATTGATAATATTAATAGGTATCAAGATTATAAAAGTTTACCATTAGTCGAAACAGGATGCGATAGTTATGCTGCGGTCTATCCAGAATTCAAACATTTGAGTCCACTGGTTGAGATTGATGGCCTAGCTCAAAATATTGTTGATCTCCTTCCACACAAAGAATGGCAAAACGAACACTTAGTAATCACCGGCGGTGAACCATTGCTGGGTTGGCAACGTGCTTATTCCGATCTACTGAATCATCCTAAGATGGCAGGTCTTAAAGAAATCACTTTCGAGACCAACGGTACTCAAAAACTCACACCAGAATTTAAAAACTATCTTGTCAATTGGTCGGGCAGTGATAGATCCAGAGATGATGTAACATTTTCAGTTAGTGCTAAACTTAGCTGCTCTGGTGAGGAACGACACGAAGCTATCCGCCCAGACGTTGTCTGCGAATATGAGGAAGTTGGTTATACATATCTTAAATTTGTTGTTGCCTCTGAAGATGATGCTGAAGAAGCTATAGAAACTTTAGACATATATCGTGCAGAAGGTTTCCAAGGCCCTTGCTATCTCATGCCGGTAGGAGGCGTTGAAAGTGTCTATACTTTAAACAATCGACGTGTTGCCGACTTTGCAATGAAGAACGGTCTTAGATATAGCGATCGACTTCAAGTACCACTATTCAAAAATCAATGGGGAACGTAATGAAATCTTTTCGAATGACTCGTGGTGAATTTAAAAAATTACTAGAAATTTTCGAAAAATATGACCCTGATCATGTAGATTTGATATTCGATAATTCCAGTGGAATTGGATCTGTAGTCACTGCTGAGTTTGAATCTAAATCAAAAATTAAAATTGATATCACTGATATCGAAAGTTGGTAACCATGTGGAATTGGTTTAAAAAATTTAGTAAGAAATCGTCAAACACAACCACTGATGAAAAATCAGCCAAACAATTGGCCACGGAACGAGGTGAACCCTATATCAAAATTGTCAGTTTCGAACTTGATATAGATAATCCTCACCAAGGCAGTTTTGAATTGGACTGGAACGATAAATTTGTAGCTGACTTGATTCGTGCTGGGTATCAACTTAAAAAGGAGGACCGCGACAACGAAATTGTAGATCGTTGGTTTCAAAATATTTGTCGACATGTGGTCATGGAAACATGGGAACAAGAACAAGCTATTAATTTTAATAACTCGCCCAATTTTATCAAAGATAAAAAAATCGGTAATAATCGATCAGAGATCAGTTGATGTCAAATATCACTATCAAAGGAACACAATCCCATATAGTCGAAACATTGAGATCATGTCGAGAAAATTGGGGCGCACCTGGCAATGAATGGAGTTTTGTTGGTAACTATCGACAAATAACAATTACCACAAATCACCAACCCATGGTGGTTTGGTTAACATTGACCAACAAGGTCCACAAAATTAGTTGACGCATTAGAAATATTATATTATAATATTTTTCTCAAATTAGAGAAACCATCCTAAATCATGCGATATCTTCTTATAGACACAGCCAATACATTTTTTCGGGCAAGACATACTGCCAGTCGAGCATCAGATGACAATGAAAAAATCGGATATGCACTACATATCACAATGAGCTCTATCAATCGAATTTGTCGACAGTTTCCTGCAGATCATATCATGTTTGCACTAGAAGGACGTAGTTGGCGAAAAGATCATTATGAGCCTTACAAAAAAAATCGTGCAGTTGCTAGAGCAGCACAAACCGCATCTCAACAAAAAGAAGATCAATTGTTTTGGGAAACTTATGATCGTTTTGTTGAATACCTTAAAAATCAAACCAATTGCTCAGTGATTCAACACCCCAATGCCGAAGCCGATGATATCATTGCTAGGTGGATTGCATTGCATCCCAATGATGAACATGTAATTATCAGCAGTGACACTGATTTTGTGCAATTGTTGACGCCCACTGTTCGACAATATAACGGTATCACTGACGAATTAATCACCGTGGAAGGAATATTTGATTCCAAAGGACAATTATGTCGCGACCGACGGACTCGACAACCACGCCCCGTGCCCGACCCCGAATGGTTATTATTTGAGAAATGTATGCGAGGTGATCCCACCGACAATATTTTTTCAGCTTATCCCAATGTAAGACTGAAAAGTAGTAAAAATAAAATTGGGTTGCTTGAAGCATTCCAAGATCGAAATCATCGAGGTTTTGCATGGAACAATCTCATGCTACAAAGATGGGTAGATCATTTGGGCATTGAGCATCGAGTAATTGATGACTATCAACGCAATCGAGTATTGATTGATCTTCGTGCTCAACCAGACTGGGTCAAACAAGCAGTGGATCAAGCAATACAAACACAAATTCGCACACAAGATGTTGGACAAGTGGGCACGAAATTTATTAAGTTTTGTGGAAAATTTGAACTGATAAAACTCAGTGAATCATCTGAACAATATGGTCGATGGTTAAATCAAAAATATCAAGGGATACTAGATGATAGTAGCGAAACCAGTATTAAAAAATGAATTTTGGATATTACAAAAAGATCAAGAAAAAATAGGAAACATTAAATCTTTGGGGCAAGGCTATTCGATCACAATCGGTAACCAAAAATTTACAGCAAAGAACATTCAGTCTATACAGAAAAATGATGTAGTTTTTGAAAAAATTAATTTTAAAAAACCACAAAACTCAAATCAAGTCTATGGATTTGATACCGGATGTCCAGCATATAATGCTGTATGGGACTTGAAAAGGAAATTGCCATTGTTTACTAAACAAAGAAAAAGTCGATGTTGGTTCGCTGCCGGTTGGTATCGAATCAAATTTCGAGATGATTGGTCTGTGATACAAAATCCCAAGTTGATATCTATTAATCGATATCCATATCAAGGACCCTTTTATACTTGTCAATCTGCACAAAATACTGAAATTAAATAAGGAAAATCATGTCAAACGTGTTTCGTGACCAAGAAAAATTTATGCGAGCTTGCGGTCAAACAGTCAACGAATTTAATCATAAACAATTTGATCTATATCTAAATTTGATCAAAGAAGAATACAACGAATTATTCGCAGCCAACAAAGACAACGATCACGAGGAAATGTTGGATGCACTGATCGATATTTTGGTAGTGACCATTGGTGCTATCCATAGTATGGGATCCGACGGCGAAGGAGCGTGGAAAGAAGTTATGTCAACTAATTTTGCCAAAATCGACCGTAGCACCGGTCTGGTGAGAAAAAGAGAAGATGGAAAAATCCTTAAGCCCGTGGGCTGGCAACCTCCTGAACTGAAAAAATATTTGACTAAACCACTATGAGTTTGTATATCAATAAATTTATCGACCAAGTGTCTTCACAGGAATTACGTGGCCGACACGACTTTTCTATGTCTATGAAGGACGCTAAAAATCTTTTATTGGATATAACTCGTTTATTGAATCGAGTCGAGGAACTGTCATCCAAATCATCTACACAGGAAAAAATTAATGTTGATCTGTCCGGCGGAAATTTTCGATAAATAAACTGTAGATATAATTCAAGGAAATATCAGTGAGTAGACCCAAGCCCAAAATCATCGCAGAGATCACAAATCGTAACAACTATCGCAGTGAACAAGTATTAGCCAGTGAGGGAATTTGGGCTGTTTTTTATAATGAACAACCTATAAATTTAAAAACCTGCTACTTGTTGACCAGTGTGCCCGGTCCTAAATATCGCAAAGTCAGTTTCAGCAACAAAGGTCATGCAATTAATCTGGCAAAAAAATTAAATACACAATTTAAAACTGATAAATTTTCAGTGGTGCTGTTACGAGCTGGACAAAAAATTTATCCAGATGACTAAAGATGATTATCATCAGTATATTTTAAACCAACTGGCCAAACAAGACCAACTGTTTGATACAGAAAAATTGCAAATCTGGTTGAATCCCAATGTCAATAGTTTTAGATTGACCAATACAGGACACTATCTTTTCAACACATTTAGTGAACTACCACAACATCATCTGAAACTAAAACTCTATAAAAATATGACTTTATCTAATGTATTGGCATTAGATAGAGCATTTAGCACCCCATTTTTCTATCATGTTGAACCAAAAATTTCATGTCTAGATATTTGTATGTTTGGTGACAGTCAAGAAATTTTCTGGATGTCGCTATACAACGATCTTGAATGTTTTTTAAAAAATTATCGAAAAAACACTTGACCAAAAAAGACTATTCCTGTATAATAGTAGTTGAAGTTGTAGTTTTGTAACAAAATTTTTACAGAATTTGTAAAAATTGACTTGACAAAAATCACACTTGATCGTATAATTACAACATGAGAAAAAAACGCAGCGACCGGACCCATATCATCTACATGTTGGAATGTGGGCAAGAGTTTTATATCGGTGTCACAGCCAAAACTCAATCCACAGTCAATCGCAGTGTTATGGTTCGTTGGAACAAACATGTTTATCGTGCTCGTAGCGAAAGCCACGGATGGAAGCTATATCAAGCTATCCGCGAACACGGTGTTGAATCATTTGTTGTCAGTATCATTGATACTGTTCGTGGCAAAACTCAAGCTCATCAACGCGAACGCGAACTGATTCGAGAGTATTGCCCTTCACTGAACACTGATGTCCGTGTTGCTCAATAAAAAACTCATGCGAAATTATATAGGTATATACTAAACAAAAAGGAAACTATATGAAAAAACCACTTATTACTCTTGCTTTGTTGTCAGCATTGAACACTGCTTCTGCTGTGGATTTTGGTGTGGGCTATAGTCGAGATGTCACCAATGACCTCAATGGTGTATCTGTGTCTGTCACCGATTCTTGGCAAAAATTTAGCCTCTCTGCATCAGCAGAACGATATGATGTGGCAGTGGGTGAACAAAACCAACTGTCTTTGGTTGCAGGCTATCAACTACTTCAGGTGGCCGGGCTAACTGTAGAAGGACAATTCGGTGCTAGTTATATTACCAGTGATACTGCCAAAGATGGTCTAACCAGTGTGGTCGGTTTGGGCGCATCGATGCCACTATACAAAAACATTTCTGTTGCCGCTGATCTGCGACGAAATGTAGGAGGTGGTAGTATGAAAGTGCACAACGGAACTAGTGTGGGCGTAGGACTAAAGTATAACTTTTAAATCTTATTTCCATTGATAACAAAGGTTCCATAATGGAACCTTTCTTTTTTTTAACGATTTTGCCAAAAAAATTGATTCAATGATTGATTTTATGCTATATTTGTTATATGTCTAAGTTTCAATATATTTTAAAATTTAATAGTCAGCATCGATCAGAAATTTCAAAATATTGTCAGACTCAGATCAGTCAACAAACTTATTATTTACATTTATGGTATGGCGGTAAAGATTGGCGTATAACTACTCAACCTATAGACCAAACGATACAGGTTGAATTACAAGATCAAACACATGCTATTATGTTGTCTCTTAAATATTAATCATCGAAAGAACAATCATGGAATCAATCGAAATCCGCAAGGTAGCAAATGGATATATTGTAGTAGTCAATGACGAAGATGAAAGTCGAGAATATATTTTTGACACGCATCGTCGTGTGGTAAAATTTATCAAAGAATGCTTTGATGCGTTTGACGCCAAACCCAAGGGCTAAATTATGTTAGAAACAATTGGAGAAATTTTTCGAGAAGGTTATCGTCGTGGCTGGATTACCACCCGAGATGGTAATGCCAGTCTACGATATAACACTGTAGATCATTTTCACATCACTCCCAAGGGTGTTAGAAAACAAACACTACAACCCGATATGTTTAAAAAAATCGGAATTGGTGAACACAATTGGTATGAAATGAAATACACCGATATCAGCTCACAATTAGAACCCAGCGGCGAAATCCCTATGCACTGGGGACTGCAAAGAAAAATCAATACCGACGTGCGTGTGGTTTTACATATGCACCCCACTTATATCAATGCTGCCATGTATCGAGGTATCGATCTACAAAAATTAGTAGATGAGTTTCCGGAACTCAGCAGGTATACCAGTGTAGGACCCACAGTGCCCATGATTCCGCCTATTACTCAAGAATTAGCAGATGCCTGTATTGAAAATATCGGGGTGCAGGAAGATGGAAGTCTAAAATACAATATCATTGGTATGGATCGTCATGGTGCGATTGCTGTAGACACTAGTCCATGGCGTGCATTTGAACATTTAGAACGCCTCGAACATATTTGTCAAATTGTTTTATCTACCTGACAGAACCATGATACGGTTTAACTCTTGATCGTCAGTGTGTTCTTTGACAGTATTATATTGAGATAATTGTTCTGGACTCCAAGCTGCTGGATTAATGCCTGGTGGGTTAGGATTAACTTTACCGCTGGCATCTGGTCTTAATCCAGACAGATATTGCATTGCTCTTAATCTAACATCGTCGCCAACGCCACCGCCCGATGGAGTTTGTGGTTTAAATTCTGTAGACTGATCTGAAGTCTTAGGGCTCACTGTGGCTGATCTAGCTGGCTCTGATTTTGGTGTAGTTGGTTCTGGTCTTGGTGTAGTTGGTGCTGCTGTGGCTGATCTAGCTGGTTCTGGTTTTGGTGTAGTTGGTTCTGTTCTTGGTGTAGTTGGTGCTGTTGTGGCTGATCTAGCTGGTTGTAATTCAGGTGTGGTTGGTGCTGCTCGAGTTGATCTAGCTGGTTGTAATTCAGGTGTGGTTGGTGCTGCTCGAGTTGATCTAGCTGGTTGTAATTCAGGTGTGGTTGGTGCTGCTCGAGTTGATCTAGCTGGTTGTAATTCAGGTGTGGTTGGTGCTGCTCGTGTTGTTGGAAGGGACGGTGCGGCTGCAGTTGATATTGCCGATGCTGCTGCTTGAGACATTGTTGGTTTAATTGTCGAAGTTGATCTTCCTGTGCTTGGTGACAAATCGTCTACAGGATTAATAGATACACCAGGTGTTGTAGTAGAAGTGGGTCTTATTGCAGAGGCTGCTGATTGACTTTGTACACGTTTTATTGCATCAGCTGGAGTTTCACCAGGTTTTCTTTGAATTCTAGGTTTAGTTGGTAGATCGGGTTCCTTTCTTCCTGTCTTGATATTTGGGCTAGAAGAAAGATAAGGTTCAACTTTTCTTGGTGTTTTGACCACAGTGTTCAGCATAGGATCATACTGACCTGATACACCAATATCGGATATGGTAGGCCCTGCTCCGGTGGGTTCCTGGCGTCCTCGGGTTGCTTGAGCACTGCTGATGTTGGGATCGGTTAATGTGGGTTCTTGACGAGTTACAGCAGATGGTCTAGCAATACTCGGTGGTCCACTTACTTCACCTGCTGCTATATCCCGAGCACTGGGATCAGCTGGTTTTGTTGCAGTAGATGCTGCCCGTGAAGGGCCAGTTGCAGTTCGGGCCGATCGATACGGTGCTGCAATTGCTCGACCGACTGCTACCCCAGGCACTACCCCCAAACCTGCTGCACCTGCTTGTAAAGCAGCTTTTCCGTATTCTCCGGCCTTGGCACTTCGATATGCATCGTAGACATCTGCGGCCGAACTTACACCCGGTATAACTGATGCTACACCACGTGCAAATTGTTGTTGCAATTTAGGATCCGGTGTAGTAAGCCCTTGTGCTCGTTGTTTTGCAGCTCGCCCAGGTAAAAATGCCGCGCCACCTGTGGTAGATGACCGATCTGCCACTGGTTCAGCAGCAGTCTGTTGAGCCCGACTGGGTTCCATTTTCCATCGGTCATCTTGTTGTTGTTTTGCCACTACTGGATCAAAGGGCACAAAGTTAGTGGCACGCCCTGACCTTTTTAGATATCCAACTTCACCACGACTATTGATCACTAGATCCTGCCCCTGCGGCCCTCTAATGCTCGAATCTTGATATTTTCGAAATCCACGAGGTTGTGGAGATCGTTCTCCTAATTGATCAAATTCTCGTAGTAAAATTTTAATTCTCCCGATATAACAATATTTATGTTTTTATTATTGATTCGAGAGATACAGCAATTATTTTGATCCCAGGCGCCATAAGATATTTTGTGCTCTTATACGTAGTCTATTAACAAACTCGTCTTCAGTCAACACACCTTTGGCAGTATTGCATCGTCGACAAGTTACTTGTAGATTGTCCACTGTAGTGGGACCACTTTGACTTTCGGGGATAATATGGTCAAGATGAACTTCTTGGTCGGACAAATCATCATCACAATACACACAATAAAGCCCATCTCGTTCTATGACTTGACGTCTTATATGAATAGGGATATGTTGTTTTTTCACAACACTATTTAATCAAACTCATTGACTACAAAAAAAGAATTTGTTATAATAGAGTTAATTCAATTAAAAAGGCAACTATCATGGGTCTAGATATGTATCTCAAAGGACGTAAATATCTCAATACATATGATGAAAAAAATCGTAGTCAAGTGGAATCTGTGCAACAAAATTTTCCTGAACTAGCGAATTTCCGCGGAGGTGACCCTGTCATTAAAGAAGTTGAAATTGAAGCTGGATATTGGCGTAAAGCTAATCATATTCATGATTGGTTTGTGCGTAATGTTCAAAACAATCAAGATGATTGCAATTCATACCCAGTGTCACGAGGTCAACTGGTTGAACTTCAACAAATCTGTGAACGAGTATTGGGATTTCGACATCTAGCCAATGAATTGTTGCCCAGAAAATCAGGTTTCTTTTTTGGTAACATTCAATATGATGATGACTATTTTTGGGATATTGAAAATACTATAGATATTTGTCAAGAGGTGTTATCGTTGCCTCAGGAGTGGCGATTTGAATATCAATCTAGTTGGTAATTGACAAATTAATATCCATGGACAAAAGTTGTCATATATAATAGATTGATTTTTATTAATCATGGCTGGAGTCGCATAGTGGCAATTGCACCGGATTTGTAATCCGGCGGGGAACCTCCGTGAGTTCGAGTCTCACCTCCAGCACCAAACTATTAATTCAACATCTATTCATAATAACAATGATTCCCGTAAATGAAAAATCAAATCGATCTCAAAGAAATTAAAGAGTTTGTAGATAACTGCGGCCCTGACACTAAAATTTATCTCGGGTGTGATTCAGAACTTGTTTACAAAGACAATATCGAATATGTTGATTATACCACTGCTGTGGTGATTCATATCGGCGGGCGTTATGGTTGCCGTGTTTTCGGACAAGTTGAAAGAGAAATCAATTACGAAAAAAATCGCAATCGACCAAGATTACGGTTGATGAACGAAGTTTATCGTGCTGCTGATATGTATCTAAAATTAGTAGAAGTAGTAGACATTGACATCGAAGTTCATCTTGACATCAATCCCAATGAAATGTATAATTCTAATGTGGTATTAAACGAAGCAATTGGATATATCAAGGGGGTATGTAATGTCATGCCAGTAGTCAAACCCGATGCTATTGCAGCCAGTGGTGCTGCTGACAAGTTGAAAAGAAAGTTGTTGAATATCTAATAGACACATGGAGATGTGACCGAGTGGCTTAAGGTAGCGGGTTGCTAACCCGTCGAGTCAAGTAATTGGCTCCGTGAGTTCGAATCTCACCATCTCCGCCAAAAATTTTAAGGAACCGTATCATGCCCTCTGTTTTTCTCTGCTCTGACCATCACTTTGGTCATGAAAAGACTTGTACAGTATTCAAACGGAATGACGGTAGTCCTTTGCGTCCCTTTGCCTCTGCTGAGGAAATGGATGAAGAATTAGTCCGTCGTCACAACGAAAGAGTCAAACCCTCGGACAAGGTCTATTTTCTTGGAGATGTAGTAATCAATCGTCGCTTCCTTCATACTGTGGGTAGACTCAATGGCGACAAAGTTCTGATCCGTGGAAACCATGATATCTTCAAACTTGAGGACTATACTCCCTACTTTAGAGACATTCGTGGTTACCATGTCATGAATGGTTTGATCCTTAGTCATGTTCCGGTGCATCCCGATAGTCTTGCCCGTTTTGGTTGTAATATCCACGGACATCTTCATGCCAATCGGGTTATGAAGGCCTGCGGTGTCGACACAAAAACCGGAGAAGTATTATACGGTAATGAAATTGATACTAGATACTTTAATGTAAGTGTAGAACAAATTGATTTTACTCCCATCTTGTTCGAAGATGTTTGTAAAAGAATCGTTGCCCAGGGCGGAATTGTGGGATTCAAAAATGGTAATCACGGTGTGGTAATGTGACATGAGTATTCCTCGACAAATTCATATGACTTGGGTTGACCGTGATATTTTCGATCACCAGAATCCCATGATAATGAATGGATTACGTAATGTCAGGGATCTCAATCCTGACTGGACAGTCAACATATATCTCGACCATGAAGTTGATGAATATATCCGTCAACATATCGGCATTCGCGATTATGCATTGTTACAGCAAAGACCTTTTGTGGAACGAAGCGATATTTGGAGATTACTAAAACTCTATAACGAAGGTGGTATGTATCTGGATCTAGATCGATACTATAATATCCCAATGAGTCAGATTGTTGAACCCGGGATAAAATGTTTGTTGCCCACCGACGGCGATTATGATTTCAGTCAAGATATCATGTGTAGCGAACCCGGAAATCCTATATATCAACGGGTCATTGAATTAAATTTAAAAAGAAGATATAGCGGCATAACGCATACCTATTATTTGGGTTCACAGACTTATATGCACGGTATAACACAAGAATTAATGGGCTACATGATAGATGTTGATCCGGGTCCAGAGATTTTTGAAAAAATAAGACAACAATTGTCATATCATAGTTTTATTAAAACTTACAAGGAATCATTGCCCAATGATACCATAGTTTTTAAATTTGATCCCAACACATTTCAATTGGGCAATGGACAAAGCAAATTGGACTTTTATCAAGAATTTAATGTGGTGCATTGGGAACAACAATAAATAAAAAACTCCGAGTCGTATAGCCAGGTCATTATCCGTGGTTTGGGACCATGTGACGGCGGTTCGAATCCGTCCTCGGAGACCATAAATGTTATTGTAATAATGAAACCAAAAAAAATATTAATCTGCGGCCTTCCTGGGTCTGGCAAGACACATTTTGCTGAGAAATTAAAAAAATATCTCGAGGATTTCAGCAATATCTCTAACATTTCAACAGAACGTATGTGTCAATTTGATCAACCTCCACATAATTGGCATGCTCAAGTTGATTGGTTCAACGCCGACCAAGTGCGACAAAAATATAACGATTGGGATTTTAGTCATGATGGCCGTATACGCCAAAGTCTACGTATGGCACAATTTGCATTGGAATGTAATAGCGATTTTGTGATCTGCGACTTTGTGGCTCCATTGCCCGAAATGCGCTATAATTTTAAAGCCGATTGGACTATTTGGATGGACACCATTGATGAGGGTCGTTACGAAGACACTAATCGCATATTTGTGCCACCCAACGATTACGATTTCCGTATTACAGAAAAAAATGCCGAAAAATGGGTGCCGTTTGTGGGCCACCATATATTGAACAACCAACGACGACCAATTTTTAATTGGCAGAAAGAAACTGCATTAATGTTGGGTCGATATCAACCTTGGCATGCAGGACATCGTGCATTGTTTGAACGTGCACTGACTAAAACTGGACAAGTTGTTATACAAGTTCGAGATTGTCAAGGATGGAACAATAGTAACCCATTTGATTTCAGTCAGATATCATCGATGATTCGCAGAGACCTTGACCCATTCTATCAAGGACAATATCAGGTTATCACTGTTCCAAATATTACAGAAATTGTCTACGGTAGAGATGTGGGCTATCGTATTACTCAAGAAATGCTGTCTGACGAGATCCACAGTATATCTGCTACTAAGATACGACAAAGCATGGGTCTTGAATAATTGTTCAATGAATGACTATCTAAATGGTCGTGTTTGTATATTGTGCACTCCGCGGTCCGGTAGTCAACTATGTGCAAAAATAATCAGCGAACTAAATTCTGCCACTGATCTAGGCGAATACTTCGAAAACTGGAATCGCAGCGAATATCAATGCGATGATAAAAATTATATTGTGTTGTCTCACACAAAATCTCAAGATTCATTGTTTGAAATTGATTCGGATTACCAGAATAAAATTAAATTTTTATCTGCTGCTGACCAAACCCAGCCCATGACTATTCGACTTTTTGTAATGAATCACTATAGTCAACAAACATTATTGTCAATATGTTCGTCATTGAACAAAATAGGATTTAAATTTGTTAAACTGTCAAGAGCAAACATCAACGAACAATTGTTGAGCTATGCTATTGCACTGAGTTCTAAAAAAATCTACAAAAGAAATATTTTCGGTATCGGTAGCTCCTTGACTGATAAAATTTATATCAGCCCAGAAATCATTGACTATACACTGAAAATTCTAAAACCCAGTATTGAAAATTTTCATCACAATGTTGATAAATGTTTGTCGGGTATCACATTCGATTCAGTGACTTACGAAAACATCTATCAAGACCTGGAAAAAATTTATCATCATCCATTTGGTGTTCTCGACGGCAAAACTATCAAAGGAAATCCTTGGGATAATATACTAAATGCTGCACAAATATCGGCGGTATTAAATTCATGACTATACATCATATTCATGATCTTGCCAATAACAAAATCATCAATATACTAAAATCAGAATTTGCCACTATTACAAATAATGACATTATAGAAAATTACCACCCGGATCACAGTGACAAAACTGGTAATGTTTTTTATCTGTTAAAAAACGGAAGATATAAACAAGGTTGTTATACAGTATTAGAGGAAGACGGAAAGTTTATAGCCAGTGCCGGTTGGAACGAATACAACAACAATACTGCATTATTGTTGTCAAGGTCCTATGTCAACCAGCAATATAGAACACAATATCTATTAGCTCAACATATTTTACCATCCCAAATATCTGATACACAAAATTATATTAATCGGTGGATAACTGTCAACGATTATAATTCTGCTATATACAATTGGTTTGTGAGGTCACAACAAGGACGTAGAACTGCATTGTTCGACAATTGGCCACCTATCTACAAAAAATTCCATCCCATTGGTGAAAAAAATATATACTTTACTCCTCAATGGGTGGCAGAATATAGAGCATGAATTTCACTTATCAAAATCATTTGAAATATCATATCGACGATAGACTATATGGATATCGACAACAAGGATATGAAACTTATCAGTGTTCGGTGGGTTCAGTTGATCCCGACAGATTTAACAAAAGTAATTTTGAGTCTGAATTACAAAGAACTGCTCATTTGGTTGCCAATGACTATGGTCGAGATTTTATATTACTGTTGAGCGGAGGCACAGACAGCGAAATAGTGGCTAATAATTTTGTTCAAATTGGCCATCGCCCAACTTGTGTGACCATACGTTTTAAAAACAATCACAATATAACTGATGTGGAAGAAGCTCAACGTATCGCTACATCACTGAACTTGCCACTCAAGGTCGTTGATTTTGATGTCAAAGATTTTTTATTCAGTGGTGAGGCTGAGGAGTTTGGCAATTCTATACAATGCACACAAATCACTTACTTGATCTGTTACAAAATTATTCATCAATTACAGACTGCAGCAGTAATGGGCGGCGAGGCACTGCTGTCTAGACATGTCAATGCTGATCCCAGTTACTGGTATTGGACATTTAGAGAAAATGAAGATGCCAGTGCTATTCGTTTTAGTTTAAAGTATAATTTACCACTGGTCAACGAATGGTTCAGTTATACTCCAGAATTATTGTTGTATTATCTAACCGATACAGATATAAAAAATCTAGTCAGTGAAAAATATAACTATAAATTGACTTCGGTCAGTAGTAAAAATCGTATACTAAAACGATTGTGCCCCTATGTCACACCCAAAAAAAAGACTCATGGCTTTGAAGAATTATTGGCTTTTAACTTTTTATCAACAAAAACAATTGGTAGAAATCAATGTCGACGTCTGGTGCACAATATTGATGGTATCTCATATACACAAATTATTCAACAGTTGAGTGCTCCATTATGGAAATAAAGTTTTTGACTGCCGACGATCGTCCATCAGTTCGTGAACTATTTTTAGATGACCGTTATATGGGCAAGAATAATATCAACGAATTCTATTTGAAACCCTACGAACAACACGACCAAAATACACAATACTATCACAACTTTGTTAATGCTTATCTCAGTGACTTGACTGGCTATCATGCATTGGGTGCATGGGTAGACAATAAATTAGTGGCTTTGATTTCATCATATCAAAGTATCGACGAACCCAGCTGGTTTTATACACAGATCAAATCCAACAAAGATTGTAAATTGCACTATGTTCATCAGATGACTGATCGAATGATTGAATTTCAAGAATCAACCGGCAGACTAAAATTTTATAGTCTTTGGCATCAACGGTATATGCGATCAATGAGAAGATTTGCGTTGTCGACACACAGTCAACAAAGATATGATTACTTTGATGAATACTATGTGCCAGCTAGACATCGATGTCTCTATACACACCATTGGCAAATTTTATTTAACAGAGTTTTATTACCAGTTGACACTGTGGTAAGGTGTAGCTTCCTTAGACAAAAATATAGGTCGAAACTGATATTGGGTGCTGGTTTATAATAAATATTGAACCAATGGGTTTTTGCAATGTTTAAAAATATTTCTAAGTATACTTGGTTCAGTTTCATTCCATTTATGTGTTTGGGTGCAATCACAATTGCATTGATAATCATGAATATTATTCCAGTTCAATATCTATTTGCTACATTATTGGGCTGGACGTTGATCTCTGGCCTGGGTATAGCAGTGGGTTATCATAGAATTTTCAGTCATAAAACACATCCCAATCTACCACTGTGGAAAGAAAATTTCATATTATTCTTGGGCAGCCTAGGCGGTCAAGGATCTAGTATTACATGGACTGCTATACATCGTGGATATCACCACAGATTTGCCGACACTGATCGAGACATACATAGTCCAAAACATGGAATTTATCATGCATTTTTTGGCTGGGCAAATCAAATCACAGAAAATAATCCTGGCATTAGTTTAAAATATGCCAGTGACTTATTACGTAAACCCAACCATATTTGGTTTCATCAAAATCATTTTAAAATATTATGGTTAGCACCAATTGTGGTGAGTTTATTTGATTGGAAATTGAGTTTGTGTTTATTATGTTTGCCCACTGCATTGAGTCTTCTGCAGGACAACACCATTAATATAGTGGGACATTTGCCACTGGGCATTGGTTATAGAAACTTTGATACACATGATAACTCTCATAACAATGTTGTAATGGGATATCTGGGTTGGGGTCAAGGGTGGCATAACAATCATCACCATTCACCCGGTTCATTTGATTTTGGGTCTAGTGTCAGTGGTCGTTGGTGGGAATGGGATCCTTGTCGAATTTGGTTACCTCTATTGAAATAACATATGAACTATTTGACAGAATGCTTTTTCAATGACAATCTCAAAGAAATGTTCGGTCTAATAGATCCTGACAACCAGCCTGGTTGGGCTGTGAGATATCTATGGATTCAACATCGTTTTGAAAATGAGCAATTCATAAAAAACTATTTTGCCAATGGGCATACTCGAGGGCTCAATGTCAGGACACAAACTCAACATCTAGGTCAGGTGTGGCGTAATCACAATCAAGTATTTGATGACAGTGGAGCCAATGGTAATCTAGTTTGGAGAGTCAAAGTATTAAATAGTATCAGTCACAGTATCGACTACATTGAAATTTGGCGCAGTGTTGACATAATCAAAAGTATATTTGATCAAACACCGACACTGAAGTCAGGACACCAATGGACTGAACAAGAAAAAATTTCTTTGGGGCAAGGCATTTATGACAGTGGTTTTGAAGTCAGACATTTGCTGCCTTACCGACAAATATCACAGCAGTTGGCATTGAAATATTATCAACAGTTTTTAGAACAAAATGCAGACAAAAATAATTGTATTATCAACACCAAATATAATTCAGAGTTGAATCCCATAATATGAAACATAATTTTTTTTGCCGACATATCTGCACACTGCCAGACAATGTCATTGAAAAATTTGTCGATTATGTTACTACTCTAGACTATTTTGCTTCAAGTAGTTTTCCAGATGATATAATACAAGTGTATGCACCTATTAAGTCGGATTTATTGGAATCATTGTTGTTGTTTTTAAATAATTGGTTACGATCCGATGGTCATTTCAATAGTAATATAGCAAGAATGAGCCCTTACACTTATATGCCCGAGCACACAGATATTTTAAAAAACAGAATTCCCGAGCATTACGGACCCACTAATCTAATTAAATTACAAATTCCCATCATAACCAATCCTCAAGTCTTGATGATGTGGTATGACCGAGTCAATGCACGTAGTCATGTCTGCCATTTTGTCAAAGGAGGAGTCTATGTCATCAATAATATTGTGATGCACAGTGTGGCCAATGGAGGCCCCGACCACAGATATTTTATCACCATGAGATACAAGTATCCTGAGTCAATACGACAGACGGAATTATTCGAACATTGAAACATTTTCTATAAAGCATTTAATTTTTCTTTATAGGTTGCGATAAAGTCTTGCTTTTTTTTATGAATATCGTTCCAATCCAATTCATTGGCTTTTTTGTTCAATAGTTGTGATTTATCCACACCCAACCCCATCAAACTCAATGCCTTCCAGGATGTGGTTTTTATATATTTTTCGCTGATCTTATTAAGGGTGGCTGCGATTGTAACTGCTTTTTTGCTGTTTAAATATTGACTAGACCATCCCTGTGTGCCTGGATCATAGACAAAACCGTATTTTTCGTAATTACGATCAAAATCACTGCTCATTGTTCGTGTGCCGGGCGTGATCAACAAAGGTTTAAACACCCAAGAATCTATATTGTTGTCTATCAGCCATTGTTGAGCGGCAAAATATTCGTTGACTGTTTCCGGTGGGAGACCCACAATGAAACTACAATGAAAAGTGGTATTATCTTTCCATAATGATTTCAATTCTGGTAAAAATTTTTGTGCTTGTTTTCCGCTCCATCCTTTGCCCACAATTCGACTGGCTTCGGGATTAAAACTTTCTATACCAAAAAAACCACTGACCAATCCTGTATTTTGCAATAGATGGATATGGTCTGGATTTCTGTTCAACAAGTCAGCTCTGAGATATGCAGTATAATTAATTGTAAAATTCAGTTTAGACAATGAAGTTTGCCATCCCTGCATTTTATAATCACTGTCATTGAATGTGTCATCTAAGATATAATAATTTTGAGTTTTAAATTGTTGGTAATTATATTCAATTTCTTCACCGATCAATTCTGGCTGTCTGAGATAATCAAATTTAGTTTTGCCCAAATGAGGATATTGACAAAATGCACAACGAAATATACAACCACGACTGATTTCTATAGGTAATGTTTCCCCGGGCACTATGCAATCTTGCTGCAGAAATCGATGTGTTGAATGTTGAATATCAAAAATCCGATTGGGCTGTGCATTCATAAAAGGACGACCGCCACGAGTCACACTGTGAAAAATTCTTTTTTGATTTTTCCAAGAATTTACCAAATCAAGAAAAGTATCTTCAGCATCGCCCACTATAGAAACATCAAATAGTTGATAGGATTCCGGAGGGATGAAGTCAGCACTGACTCCGCCCAATACCCATTTCACCGTGGGATATTTTTTACGAAGTTCAAGCAATGCTGATTCTATGATGTCCGGCACAGTGATTGGAGAAAATCTTGACATAGACCAGGTTTTATTTCTAGGAACTAATTGACTCCAAAACGTCGAACTTATCCCTATACATATTGTGTCTGACGTAATGAATTTTTCAGTAAACTTTATTAATTCATCCACAGACATATGATGAACAAAATCAATGACCTGACAACTATAACCGTGCTTTCTCATCCAGCTGGCCAACTGATAAGCACCAATCGCGCGGTAATGAGTGGACAATTCAAACACCCCGGTCCAAAATATAATATTCATTTTAATAATCTTTGTTTTATGTCTGACCTAAATTGTCCGTCTATGCGTATACTAAAAGAAAAATGGTCCACTGGATCAGTGCCGTGAAAATCCATCTCATTGAACCATATTAGTTTTTTGCCAGGGTCAGGATAGTGTTTTTTCTTGGTTAACTCATCAAATACAAATATCTGTTTAGTGGAAGGTTTTGTGGTAAACCAAACAAAATCATCAGATGGCCGCTCAAATCGATGAGCACCATCATAATGTGGTAGTGTGGCATTATTGGCTTCAGTCATAAACAAAATTATTCTTCCCAACTGTTGAAAAGGCAGTTGCTCTATGAAATCAATTAAACTGCCAAAATACTTTTTATTGTCTGTCCAATCACAATCTTGTGCCAGAGATTTATTAAAAATACCAGTGGGTTCGATACGTTTATTATCTCTAATATAAATTAACCAAAAGGGATGAGGGATTGGTCCCCATGCGGACACAAATTTCAACCGTTGATCTGTGTTGTCTAATAGATTAAATTTGTCCAGTGCATGATCTGTTAGATGATGCTCTAGTGTTCGAACATAAGGGGTTATTTCTTTGTCAGCAAAATCATCATGAATTCCACTGCTGACATATCTTTTATTCCAGTGGCTTCGGGCTATTCCATAACAAACATCAGTGTGAAGTTGACTCCAATCCGGACAACTAACAAACTCATCTAAATACTTAAATGCTGCAGAATTTGATCCCAATCCAATCATTGAAATATTTATCCGACAATATATCCAAATATAAATATTTCAATGATTGGTGTCGAATCGCAAATAACAGGCCCATTGGGGCATTGGCAAGTGTCGAGACTCGATGCTACCAATCGATATTTTGATAAAAGATCAGCATTAATTGCAGCATCTAAACACAAAGACAGTAATGTCACATATCACTGGTATGATGATATTTGGTCCGAGTTTGACAAATCAAAGTTGGGCAGTAGTTCGTTGCAACATCTATACCGCCAACGAGCTCAACAACTACGTGACGAATATGACTATCTAACATTGCATTATTCTGGTGGTGCAGATAGTCATAATATTTTAATGACCTTTGTGCAAAACAATATTCATTTGGATAATATTTTTACCAACTGGCCGAAAATTGCCATTGATAGTAAAATTTACAAACCCAATGACATTGACAAATCATCATTTAACCTACTCAGTGAGTGGGATTATTGTGTATTACCAACTCTGCAATGGATTGCACGTTATCGACCTGAGATCAATATCGAAGTAGGTGATTGGTCGGCGAATCTCAATGACCGGCTGTATCAACCTGAATCTTTTTTGAAATCCTCAACATATTATGGAGCAGGGTGTTTGCCTCGAAATCAGAATTTCAGTAAACACAGCCAAAAAAATCTGGACCAAGGCAAGAAAGTTGCATCAATTTATGGATATGACAAACCCAGACTGTTTTTAAACCGAGATCTAACCACTGTCAGTATGTTTTTTTCAGACGTATCTATGCAAACTGCCAGTAATTATTTGGGCGAGTTTGAAGCGTTTTATTGGAGTCCTAAATTACCCCAATTAATTTTTGAAATGGCTTACTCGATTTTAAAGTATTATGAACAGAATCCTGATCTGAGAAAATATCTAAGATCAAGACCACTGAGAGCTCCTATTGATCAAGTTGTGGAATTTAACAATTATGTGGCCAGAAAAGTGCTATACCCAGACACCTGGAACATAAATACCTTCCAAACTGAAAAATCATTCAGTGCAGTCATACGAGACAAAGATTTTTGGCTTTATCAAAGTCCAAATTTTGACAGACTGATTTCATCATGGCGATGGCAATTTCAAGGATTCCTTGACGAAATCGACGATCGATTTCGCACTGAAAGTGGCAGTCTGGTTCCGTTAAATACCCGTCTTTATACCATTGGAAAATTTTTATCATGAAAAAACTATTTAAAATATTATCAATACTATTGTCAATCAATCTGTTTAATCCAGCGTATGCATTGGATTTCCCTACAAAATCTATTAGAATTGTCACTGGAGTATCGCCAGGTAGTGGAGTCGATGTTGTGGCAAGATTCATTGCTCAACAACTCAGCGAACGTCTTCGTATTAATGTCATTGTAGAAAATAAACCCGGTGGTGGGCAAACTATTGCAGCCAACGAAGTTGCCAGTGCCAAATCCAATGGGCATGTTTTGTTGTTTGCTACTCAAACATTTGCCACTAATCCTTCGGTTTTTAAAAAATTACCGTATGACACTAAATTAGATTTCACTCCACTGGCATTTGTTGGTGAAATGCCTTATGTGATTTTTGTCAACTCCCAAGTGCCAGCAGACACTCTCGGAGATTTTATTAAACTTGTTCGAGATAATCCCGGGAAATATAATTATGCATCAGCTGGGCCTAGCAGTTTGCCTAAATTGGCTGCTGAACATTTGAAACAAATTACACAGACTGATATCTTACATATTCCATTTAAAAGTGCTAGTCCTGCTGTTTTAAGCCTTGGCAGTGGTGAAACTCACTTGTGGATAGCCAATATATTAACTGTTCGACACTTGCTGGAATCACAACGAGTCCGGGCAATAGCGGTGGCAACTCGTTCACGATTGCCACAATATCCAAATTTACCCACTGTTAAAGAATCCGGTTATGAAAATTATTTCTATTCAAGTTGGTATGCTATACTGGCACCCGGTGGAATACCAGACGCACATCGTCAATTTTTAAATAATCAAATCAATTTGATAGTTGCCAGTCTACCATTGCGGCAATTATTGGAAAAAAGTGGAGCCACTGTAGGACCATTGATGACCACACAAGAATTGTCAAATTTCATCGATGATGAAATAAAAAAATACAGAACAATTATTCAGAATCTCAAGGTAGAATAATATGATAAACAATATTAAATTTTTTGTTGTTTTTGCTATTCTGTTGCTACTGCAATGGCCAGGGGCTCACGCACTAGATTTTAATAAAAAAACAGTCACAGTTGTGATCCCTTTTCCGCCTGGTGGAGGAGTTGATCAAACATATCAACATTTTAAAAAATATCTCTTGGATAAAAATATCAATACTGCTGCAGTTTATAAATCAGGTGCCGAAGGCCTAATAGGAATGAACGAAATTGAAAAGTCCCCCAACGACGGTTACACTGTCAGTGTTGGGACTGCAGGAACAGTGGCTATACATCGTATTAAGAATTCAAATTCCAATCTCATTGTGGTGTCTGCTATTAGAAATAGTGTCACTGCATTCGTGACATCAAAAACCAGCGGGTTAACCACATTCCAAGATATTGACTATGATATAAGAAAAAATAATCACGTAAAAATAGGGCAAGGTGCGCCAGGGCAAAAAATGTCTCTACAACAACTGATCAATATAGTAAACCCAAATTACCAACATTCATTGATCAGTTACAGAGGTGGAGCACTGGTTGTCAATGATCTATTAGGAGGTCATATAGATCTGGCAGCACTACCATTGAGTTTGGTTCATTCTCATATTCAAGCAAATCGTCTGGTATTAGTGGGTATAGCTGCTAAAAATAAATTATATCAATATCCCAACGCAGATCTAATACAAAACAAATATCCCAACTGGAAAGATTTTGATGGTTTTGTTTTAATTTTACCACCTAATACACCAACTGCCATTGTTGATACCTGGAGAAACATAGTATCGTCATATGTCAGTGATCCCATGGTCATAAAGAATTTCGAAGATCAATTTTTTGAACCTTTGCCCATGGGTCAGGAATATGCCGAGCAGCTGGTCAAACAAAGTGTTGATAATCTCAGGTAAATAATGCATCATGTGGTTACCGGATCATCGGCAAGTTTTGGGACAAATAAACACAGACAAATTATTAGAATTTGTTGTTGACATCCCAGAGCAATCATGGAATGCAGACACTAGACCCAAAAATAATTTTAAGTTTCGAAATACTAATACGATATGGTTTAAAACTAGTCCATTGTCAAATGATAAAAAATTTTATACATTTGACTGTAATCAACATCTCGATCAGCAATTATTAAATCATTATGAACAATTAATTTGTGATCTACTGACATTGTTACCGGGGCGAATTATTAAAAGTGGTATACTGAGAATTAGCCCGGGGCAATCGATTGATCGTCACATTGATGGTGAACATGAACTTCATAAATTTTGTCACAGAATAATGATACCCATGTCTGACAGCAAGTTAATTAATCTTTACTTTTCTAATTTAGATCAAAATTTAAACAGCTATGATTTATTGGAACCCTATAACAAACATACTGTATATACTCTAAACAGTTTTTTACCTCATTGGGTAGACAATGTTAGTGACCACTACTACTATTGCTATGTAGGAGATATCTATCCAGACTATTTGTCATCAATGATTGAAGTATTTGAATTAGGACAATATGACCGACAAAAATTTCAGCAGCTGGCAATTGATTCCAAGGATATCTTGACTTATGGTTTGTCGAGATGGGTAGAAATTCATCAACAGCAAAAATTATTTTGGGCAAATTGGAAATCCTGCTGAATTCAATGGTTGATAAATTAATGCTCGTTGTCCACGATATCGACTGTGCTCAAGTTGTTGATCATAATATGTTTTGAGTTCTTCGTAGAGATTTTTGTAGTCACTTAACTCGTCGGACCTATAGATCCAAAAATGCTTGTCGCTTCTTTCTTTGATAGTGGGTTTAAAACATTGAAACCTATCTGTCCAATTATTGTATAGTATGTGTCTGACAATTTTTTGTCTGACCTGAAACTCGGACATATTGTTGGCTGTTTTTATATCTAATACCTGAGCTAACAAATTATTATTACGAGATTCGATAATCAATTGATGTGCCATTTCAAATATAATCTCGGGCATATTGGGTGTGATATAGAAATATTCTGTCCCCCAGACATTGTCCGGATTTGGTGTGCCCATTGCCACGGTGGTGTCAGAAAAAAATAATTTCCATTGTTGACTATTAGTATCAATGAACATATTGGGTTTGTCTATACCGTATATACTGCCCACAGTTTTGCCTAACTCTAATTGTCGAGCTTCGTTTGGACTCCAGATTGCTAAACTATTAATTTCACAATCGTGAAAATGATTGACCAGGGCAAATGCATTAGCGATAGTGGTCGAGTCTCGATCTTTAAACCAATCTAATATTGTGATTTTTATGTCTGAATGATGTTGAGCTACCCATTCTAATACTGGTTTTATTGCGTAGTCCCATTCACTGAGATAGTTGTAGGATGTCAAATCGACGGTGTTGGGTGTATATATGTGTCGATTACTGTTAAACACATCGGTGCACCATTTGACACATATTTCGTCGAGATGTATATTATTATCACAAAAAGACCTTAATACATTATAGCTGTCGGCACCACCACTGAAATATAAAATAAGATAATCATATTGATTTCTTAATTGTTGAGCTCGTTGACGATAAAGCTCATTGAGAGAATACTGACCTATTTTGTTTCTATCAAAATTTGTCCATGACTCATCGAAAAAATGATAAGAAATTTTTTCATTGTTGTGGTTATTCACTGCTTCTACCATGGCAGTGTGTTTATTAATATATAACTTATTACCAACTTGATAATATCCCTGAGGATAATTCTTGACAAGATCCATTGTAAAAACCTTTAATGTATTGATACTTATTATTCAAGATAAGTATCATTATGAATATTGACATATATACCCAACGAGTTAAATATCCCAAACTGCCCGATGATTTCAATCATCAAGATGGCAATAAATTTCACAGCAGTTATGAGTATGCCAAGACATTCAGTAACTATCATTTTGATAAATGGCAGACTGATCTCGAAGGACAATGGTTTCATCGATTGGGTAGATTTATTGGCGATTGGTCAGAAATATTGCCAAATATCTTAGAGCAAAGTCAACAACTGACTTGGGATCAAAGCACATCTCAAAATTTACGCCCAGGATTTAAAGATGGAGCCAGTCCTATGCAGCAACAGGAAAAATACGATCGACAGCAGCACGGGCTTGAGGATGTAGATCAAACTAATTTAGTATTAGAAAACACATTAAAAAATTATCCGATCATAGAAAAAATGGTTGATTTTTGGAGTTTAGAAAAAGTCACATATCGAATTCATGTGCAATGGCCTGGGCAAGCATTTGGTATGCATATCGACAAGCTATGGCATCGTAATCCCAGCGACCCCAGTCGAATCATAAGAATTGTAGTAAACTTGGCCGATTACGAGCCTGGACAAGTCATGTGTTACGGCAATGCGGTATTAACAGGTTGGCACGCTGGAGATATTCACATGTTCGATACACTGAATGTACCGCATGGCACCATGAATCTCAGTGTTCATCCTAGGCCCAATTTGGTCATTACAGGTCTAAGAACCAGTATCACAGATCAAAAATTGTCATCAGCTGAACCCAACTCAAGATATACATTATGAGTCAGAAAAACTGGAATCAATTGTTGAGCATGAAATCTCTGCCATTTGGCAGTATATATCCCGTGGCAGATCGACAGTTAGAGACTCGTGTCATTGACATGATCACTAAACAGATTTATTCAGGTTGCCTCAATGATGTTGACATAAATCAAAAGTTTCTAGATAGATATTGGCATTGGAATCAACAAACAATCAACAATGATATCATTGGTATTGACAGATTTCAGTTCCGTGATTTTACACAAGGTACTACAGAAACTTTTAATGTGTTTTGTCTTTCACATTGTGACCGTCGACTCAGAACATTCCGCGGCGAATACATGTATTGGTCTATTGTCAATCAACAATATTTTAAAGAGTTTGCCTATCTCGAAGATCAAGAATTGTTGCCCACAGATGTTGTGGCCATAAGTTTACCATTTGCCAATAATGGCGGTGCACATCCTGACATGACAGAAATATTGGAGAAATGCAATAGATTAAAAATTCCAGTGTTGATTGATTGTAGTTATTTACATTTAGCCGGCGGTTTGGTATTTGATTTCAGTCACCCCTGTATTCAAGTAATTGCATTTAGTCTTAGTAAAGCATTTCCGGGTGCCGGGCATCTTAGAATTGGTATGAGATTAACTGCTGAAAAAATGTCCGACCCAATATCTGTCTATAATGGCAACAATTATACTAATCGATTGTCGGCTGCAGTGGGATTAGAATATATCAATGGTTACAGTCCAGATTATAATTATAATCAATATCGATCCACTCAAATCGAATTTTGTCGACAGCTAGAGGTTGACCCTAGCCCCACTGTGGTATTCGGTTTATCAACTGTTAAATACCCTGAATACAACAGAGGTGGTAAAGAAAATCGTCTTTGCTTTAGTCAATATTTAAAATCCCGAACTCTGCCAATGAATTAGATAAAACTGTTATAATCTTCGTATGTGGGATCTGGGATTGCTAAAATTTGATCAATTACTGTGGGGTCTGTGATTTCTTTGATAGTAATTGACAAGTTCATGGTGTCACAAAGTGCAATTCTATGATTGTCAAATTCAACATTGGACAGTGTATTAAATAAATCATAATCTTCTTGACTGGAAAACAATCGCCATCTAATAATATTTCCTTGGCTGTCGGATTTGAAATCAGTGGCACTGATTAAATGACCTACACTAAATTGACGGAATGATTGAATATAATTTTTCATGTTGTCAAATAATTGTTGCCCAAACAGATCAAGATAGTATGCCTCATTCTTGAGAAATTTTGATTGGCCAGGCCAAGCGATCGAAGATTGATCTATAATAGAAATTCTGAGTATCAGTCCAATCATGACAATTTTCCTTGTATAGTTCTATTTAGCTTATGGGTATTTTTTAAGCTAAATATTCAGATGAAAATAGTGTCAACAAAATTTCCCTATTATTGTATAATCGAACACAGTGAACAAAAAACAATTGTGGAATATGCTCGTCAAATTTTGATCGAGGAAAAATTTGAGTTTGTCCGTGGTACACAGCATTTTCGTCATCAACGCATAAACAAACACGATTGCGAACTGTTATTAAAACTTTCTCCATTTCGGTATGTCACACAGGGGCTAAAAGCCTATGCCAGTATATTTTCTACTGCACCCGGGCACTACTATCGAGCACACAAAGACGGACAAACTATCAGAGCTGCATTAAATTACATAATTGATTGTCGTGACCAATTTTGTATTACCAGTTGGTATGACAACAATGTGGAAGAATCGTATAAACTCAATGATCTCAATGGTGTCAGTAGAGAATTGGAAAATTTTCAAAAACAACATCATCAACCAGCCACATCAACTGTGTTTGAACAAGATCAATGTATACTGTTTAATACAGACATCTACCACGATTTCGATAATACACAAAGTTCAAACTATCGACATGTGTTAACTATTCGATTTAGCCAGCCCGACGATTTATACTGGCAAGACATAGTTAAAGAAATTCAACATCATGCCAGCTAATCAAACTGAAATAATTAGATCATTGACACAGGAAGAACAACATAATATCTGCACAGAATTAGCACAAATAGATTCCAGTGTGTGGATTAAACATGTTCTGCCATATCAAAAAAATTTAACAGCTCTTTATGAAGGATTGACTATACATCTGAATTGGTCCAATCCATTGATACCAACTAGACCAGAATTGTTCCCCAATACTATGAATATCATTGATAATGTATTAAATGGTGGTTTGTTGGGTCGAGCTTATATACATAAAATTTTGCCCAAATGCAAAATTAGACTACACAACGACTTAATTCATGCCAAAAAGATGAACATCGTTCGTCGATATCAGATTTATTTAGAGATTCCATCTCCCGTGACATTGATATTAGACAATCAAATTGTGGCCAATCCCAATGACTATCAGAATAGTCTAGTAGACTTTGCATTATGTTTACCTCATGCCTATGAAAATCACAGTGATCAAGATTGGGTTTTTGTTGTATTCGACGAGATTCTGCCATGACCGATTTATCATTTGATTATCAGGGTCAAAAAATTAGTCTAATGATTAATAATTTTCAAGACTTTAAAAAATACTTTTTGCTACAAAACGGCAACAACTGGTATTGGATAAATCAACCCAATGGATTCGATAATTGGGTCAAACGAAAATTACATCATATTTTGACCTTTACATCCGACATGATAGATTACAATTTTAACTCAATATTGGACATAGGCAGCGGATTGGGTTTGTATGCCATCGCTATTAAACAAATGATCCCGGGCTTAAAGGTATTTTTAGTTGACTATGATGGCATAAACTTTGGCAAAGATTTTACATTTTATAACCAAGATGCCACCAATGGGTATTATAATTCTTGGCATGTAGTTCGAGATATTATTGATGCCAATGGTCTTAATCATGATGATTTTGTATTTTTACATCCCAATGATACTTGGCCTAAGAATATCGATTTTATAAGAAGTCGAGCGTCTTGGTGTTGGCATTATCCATTTGAGACATATTGGCAATCTGTGCAAAACTCGATGTCATCACGTGCACAATTATGGACTGATATCTATTGGCGGCTTGATCTCGATGTGGTTGACATTATCAGTCGTTTCATGAATAGTAAGCCTCGTAGTTCTAAACTTGTGCATCGAAATCAAATCAAAAATAGATTCAACAAAGTAAATCCACTGGGCCAAGCACACTTTGTGGGAGATTATTTTGGCGGTAGCTATAGTTGGAAAAAATCACGGTGGTATCATTCTATGTTGAAATTTTTTCAATAACGATTCCCAAGACCAATGAGAAGTCATTGGATCTACTCTGAGACTGAATATTTTTCGCTGATTAAACCCAATGGCTCGATGTGGTTGACTGGCATTGATCAAATAAACATGATCACGTTTTAATATAAAACTGGATGATGGTTTGTCATTGGCTATGAATTTAGTTACGATGCCAAAGTTTTCTCTATTCAAACTGCCATTGGTCAATCCCACTGGGGTTACTTGTGATTGGTCCCAGAAATCCATTCGCCCATCACCATCAATTACCCAATTTATACCCCAGATGGTTCGATCGGATGTCAATTTGGTATTGTCAGTATGTATAGACCCGGCCATATTTGATTTTTTAAAATAAATTATATGATCCCAATCAATATCTTGATATCTGTGGTATTTTTTAAAAATCAACTGATCTAAATTAGATAATACCAAATAGTTAAATTTTAAATCCAGGTCATCAAAATTCAGTTGATTGGTGTCGAAAAATTCTTCAAAACGAGGCCAACGGATTTCCCACAGTGGTTTCATTTAATTCCGATGATCATAAATCTATGATAAGTCAATTTACCGTAGTCAAAAAATTTCTTTCCTGTGTATAAAGTCTGTGACAACCTGTATTTATTGACAAAATCATTGAAATCTTCCACAGGATTAGTCACAAGCCAAGGGGGAGAGCGGTCCGTGATATCACTGCTTTGTATACAGATCAATGTGCCACTGTTGACACGATCAAACCAATGACCGTTCATATGTTCACTGCTGGTATTGATTATCACATCGAATTGTTCAAAATCGATGCCATTGACATCTACTTGTTGATGTCGGACAGTTCCATCAAGACACCAACTATCACAAATTCTGTTGGCCATTGCAATAGCATGTGGGTCATGGTCATAGCCCACAATATATTGATTGTTGCCACGTATTTTCAACATCAATGCCAAGGTATTATACCAACAACCCAAAACAGCAATACTTTGTTGACTCAAAAGATGTGGTTCCAACTGTTGGCATAACCATAATTTACTCAGTATTTGGCCATGACTAAAACTGTCAAAGTTAAAATTAGTTGTATCGATCATTACAGTAAATTTCTCCGCCTAACATGTCAGCTAGATTTTTTGACCATGATATTGATGATTTAACAACTTGTCGATATTGTTGTATTAATTCTAATCGATATCGATTTTTATTGAATACAGATCTAGGCAGGTTTTCCCACCCTGAATTACGCATACGTATTTCAAAATCATGATCACTTATTTGATCGTAGAATTTTTTTTTGAATACAGGTAAATTGCGATTATCTAACATAAAATTGTGTTGTTTAAAAACAGCACAGTGAGTAGAAATCATTGCAGTATTAATATCATAACTGTAGTTTAGAAAATTACCAATTCCTGTTATACCATGGTCAGCTAGATAACGGTCATAACAACTGTATTCTAATCTATGTGGACTTAAAATTGGTACAGACACCCAGGGCCATGTGTATTCACCAGCCAACACAGGAAATTTGTCACATTGTTCAAACATCCAAAAATGAGTGGCCACATGTGGTTCTTGTATATAATACTTGGTCAGATAGTCAAGATAACGACCGCTTTCGAAAAATTGTTCAATGTCTAGTTCGATGAATTTTTGTGTAATATCATGCTGTCGACAAAATTTTTCACTATAATACAAATCATGTGTATTGACAGGATAGCCACGACAATACAATTTCATTGTAATTGCTTGAACTGGATAATTTAGTTTTTTTAACTTTACCAATAATAATTCACTGTCTAGCCCACCACTATACAATAGTTCAATCGGTTGACTACAAAAAGTTTCTAGTATTTGAGATATTGCAGTATCTAGGTTGTTTGTTGAGGTTGGGTCATCGTCGAGATGACAGTGATAAAGTATCTGTGTATTTTGGAAAGAAATTTGATGGTGTCGATAATTGTTTAATCCATCATTCCAGACAATTGTATTGTTCATGGTCGAGAATATTTATTTGATACCCTCGACCATGAAGTTTATTTCAATAATAACCGCGGTATCTGTTATTGGCTTGAATGTGTCGAATTCTTGCTTCTGCTACTATCTCAAAAAAAACTATAATTTTTTGATATATACGGTTTAGTATTTCCATGATTTGATGTTGTTCCTTTCATATTTGCGTATCAACATTTCAACTTCGGCATGATTGCTGGGCCTATGAGATTTTATATATTGCTCAATATTGGCAAAATAATCATTGACAAAAAATCTTTTTTGCTGTAATCTATTTGTTAGATTTTTGAAAAATTGTAACATATTGTATTTGTTGAAGTCTCATATGTATTTATATTGCACCGCACAAATTGGATAAAAACGTGATCAAACTAGCACAACGATTGCCCCGACAGTTAGGTATTGGTGTCAGTGGAGGGGTAGACAGTATGGCAGCACTGGATTTTCTCAAGCGTAACCATGATGTCACTGCAGTATTTTTTCACCATGGAACCAATGACAGTGAAAGGGCATCAAATTTTGTGGCCGATTATTGTAATCAACATCAAATACCATTGATAATCGGATATATGCACAACCAGCGTGATAGTTCGCGTAGTCCAGAAGAGCACTGGAGAATTGAGCGTTATAATTTTTTTGATAGTCTGGACATGCCCATTGTAACTGCTCACCATCTCGATGATTGTGTAGAAACATATGTATGGAGTAGTATGCATGGATTGAGTAAAACCATACCATTACAAAGAAATCATGTCATTCGACCATTTTTGCTGACCAAAAAGCAACAATTACAAAGTTGGTGTCAGCATCACGATGTTCCTTGGTGTGAAGATCAAAGCAACAGTGATCTACAATATCAACGCAATTATATTCGACATCAAGTCATGCCACACATCAGGCATATCAATCCAGGAATTGATCGTGTGGTGCGTCGTGTGGTAGAACGACAATTAAGCAATTCAGACAGAGTAAAAAATCAATCATCAAAAAGGTAAAAAAGTTGTTGACAGAAACTGCAAATAAGTATAGAATGTTGAAACTGTAGTAAATAATCTTCATCAAGAAAATTCTTGACAAGGTTGTAACGATAGTGCATAAAGCACTGTATTGAAAAAGTTCTTTAAAAATATGGCCCTATAGCACAATTGGTCAGTGCAAACGACTCATGTAAATATTCGTGCACCAGATGTAGAAATACGCTGTGTGAATGGTGTCAAATTCGGTGAAACCTAAGTCAGAAATGATAAGGCAATGCCGAGCGAAGCCTCAGTGAGAAATCACTTTGGAACGTGTAGAGACTAGACGGCACCCTCCTAAATCAGAAATGACATGGAGAAGGCATAGTCCAGAGAGTGGCGAAAGTCACACAAATCTGAATCGTTAGGTTCCTGGTTCGAGTCCAGGTGGGGCCACCAAAATTTCTAAATGCGGATATGATGAAATTGGTAAACATAAGGGATTTAAAATCCCTCGGCATAAGCCTTGTCGGTTCGAGTCCGACTATCCGCACCAAAGATTAGATGGGGTATGGTGCAATGGCAGCACATCGGATTTTGATTCCGCTTGTCTAGGTTCGATTCCTGGTACCCCTACCAAAAATTGTTGTCTATTCAAGATAAAAAACCCAATCAACATAAATATCATTATGAAAAGTTTCTATAAAGCACTCGTCGGTCTGTCTATTTCTTTGGTCATGACCACTGCGCAAGCCTGGGGCGAACGCGAACAAGGTGTATTACAAGGACTCGCCGGTGCTTGGCTGCTGGGCCGTATAATGCAAAACAACGAATCACAACCAGCACAGCCACCTGCAATAGTTCAACCTCCGCAAACTGTTTATGTCTATCCAGACCCACCGCCTGCTGTCTATTATCGTCCACCAGTTTGCCGTCATGTTCCCTATTACGATCAATTTGGCAGATTGGCCTACTATAGACAAGTCTGCAGATAACCTGTATAATTAATTTATTAAACTGCCCGTGGTGAAAGGGATGATCACAGAGGTCTTCTAAACCTCTATTCCAGGTTCGAATCCTGGCGGGCGGGCCATTTCTATCAATACTATGACAAAATCATACAAAATTAAAAAACTAGATTTGAGATTTACAGGATTTCCCAATTTCACATATCATGTGGAATTTTTTAAATGGAAATCAAATCTAGAATCAAATTTTGATCGCTGTTTACATTGGTGTTGGGATACATGGGGCGGAAGCAACGACTATGTAGTTTGGACCAGACTACCTCCTGAACAACGAAATCCAAATTGGTGTTTCTCAATCGAGAAATTCCGTATATTGATAACCGACCAACAATTAGAATGGTTTAAATTACGATGGAGTGATCATGAATTTTAAAAAATTTCAACCTCTCACTGATCAAACAAAAAATACAGTAAGTCTACTGTTGGAGCGAGGTGGTCAAATTATATTCGAACGTAAAGACTACATTGAAATCCAACGACTGGAAAGTATAGCACGAATCGATCAGTTGGGTCGTGTTGATTGGAGATCAACTCGTGAAAGATAAATTTATTACAGTTTATCTCAATGTGGCTCAACAATTTGCACAATTAAGTCCAGCACAACGACTCAAAGTTGGCGCTATTGTAGTTAAACAAGATCGAATAATCAGTATTGGGTTTAATGGCACACCCACCGGGTGGGACAACAATTGTGAATATCGAGATTATTGCATTGAGAGAGATTTCAACGGTAATTACTTTCCCGGCACAGAAGACGAATATCCACTTGAGGATGAGCGTGGTCGCTATAGGCTAAAAACTCGTCCAGAAGTATTGCATGCCGAAATGAATGCCTTAATGAAATTGGCTCGCAGTAACGAATCAGGTGAAGCAGCCACAATGTTTATTACCCATTCTCCTTGTTTGGAATGTGCCAAGGGAATTTTTCAAGCTGGTATTAAATCTGTTTATTATCGCAATCAATATCGCAACAATGATGGCATTGATTTTTTACATCGGTGTGGTATTGATGTTCAACAAATCAACGATAATACTCAATAAGTCTTGTTCTATCAAGATGTATGTTATACAATAAACAATGTCAAACAATATAAAGGAATAATTATGACAATCATCAATCAACCTATCCCCGAATTCTCTACCACTGCTTTTCACAATGGCGAATTTGTAACCGTAACTAGCAAATCAGTTCTTGGCCAATGGAGTGTGTTTATTTTCATGCCAGCAGCATTTACCTTTAACTGCCCTACTGAAATCGAAGATGCTGCCGACAACTATGCTGCATTTCAATCAGCAGGTGCTCAAGTTTATATT